CTTCCCCTAAGAAAGTTCCAGAAATTTCTTCCCATTTTTCAACTTTGGGCGGCTGCATTCCTTCTCCTTCGAGAAACTCAATAATCATCTCTGCGTATGAGCTGACTTTTCGGCATCCCTGCTCTTCGCTGAGAAAGCATGCTAGGCGTTCAATCATCTCCGACCGTTTCATTCTTCTTTCCCCCATTGTGCAGCCATTGCAGCGGCAAATTTCGTTGTTCATTCTTCGTCCTCCCATTCGTACACTCTAACCCTAATCCTTGCCACACCTTTAGCTTGCGGCGGTCTGACATACTCAACTCTTTCATAGTCGGGCGGAAGCATGCCTGCGTTTTCTACAGCATTTAAAATAAGGCTGAGCACTGTATCGGACGGCATAGGTTGATGCCATTGTTCTAGCTCTAGCTTAATCTCTTTTATCATCTCACTGCGTTTCATGCTTTGTCTCCCTTACTTACAGATTAACCCGCCGCCGAATACATACGGTTTGACCTAGAGTTGGAAAGGCCCAAACACCTGCGATTACCTCGCCTTTTGCTTGGACACTAACTCCGCAACTTCCTTCTTTGTTACAACCGCCAATCGAAATAATCTTCCCTTTGACGCATGTGGCTTCGTGTCTAGCTTGTTGCGCACGAAGAACGAAATCCATAGCAGTGAGAAGCAATCCAATAACTATACCCCAGCAAAGAAAGAATCCCAATAGTCCTTGTATCATTTTCCTGTACTCCCTGTTTTACTGAGTAGCAGATTTATAATTTGCATCCAGCGGGCACTCGCCTCAGCATTGCGTGGCTGCAGGACGGTAATCCCGCCCCTTCCGCAGTCGCAACTCGCGGCTTCTAAGCCTGCCAAATCATGGTCTAAGAATGGCTTCCAGCCGTGACTTGGCTTTCCGCATGCGCAGATGAGGTCGTTTGTCCGAAGCTCAGGAAAAAGTGTCTGCCAAGTTTTGATGCTTACGTCCATGTTTCACCCTCCTGAAATATAGACTACGTGGAAGTGGAACCAAACCCACCGGTCCGTTCCACATCCTTGACCAACTCGGAGCGACGGTAGGATGCAGAGAAGACTAGCTGGGCGATGCGTGTACCTGCGTCGAGGCAGACAGTCTCCTCGCCGTGGTTCACGAGGCATACCTTAATTGTGTGCGGATAGTCGAGGTCAATGATGCCGGGTGCATTGAGTACGGTGAGACCATACTTGGCTGCCAGTCCTGAGCGTGGACAGACCATTCCGCAAATAATCACATGCGGGTTAATCATGTAATTAACTGCATCAGGAAGAACGTCCCTAAGATAAACTCCTGTGTCGATAAGAACTCTTTGATTAGGCCGGATAGTGCAATCTTCAATAGATGCAAGGTCAAGTCCTGCTGATTGTCTCGTCTGGTACATAGCGTCCCTCCTCCATTACTCCGTTTGCTTGGTTGTCGAGCAGCATTCCAAGTGCAACCATGGCGTGAGCGAGATGAGAGATGCCACTCTCTGGGTCATTGTCCTCGCCGCCATTGTAGGCCATGATATGGCGCATGGCCGCCGCCGTGAGTCGTACATTCTTGAAGCCGGTCTTGTAATTGAACCGGCTGTATTTCTTCTCTCCGAACATCAACGCTCTGACCATGGGTTCCAGCATTCCGCTTGTCAGTAGCGCATAGTCTGGCTTATCTTGGTCATGTTTGACTGTCATCACTTCTCTACCTTCTTAACAGGTGATGCAGGTGTAGGCTCGGGTGTAGGCGTTTCGTCTGGGCAGTAGGGCTGAATCTCTACATCCTTCTTGGGATGTGGCCCCTTGAGTGCTTCGCAAATATCTCCGGGCGGAACTTCGGGTGTCTCTGCCAATCTGCTAAGAGCCAATCCACTGACAGAAGTAACAATCGCAATGAGTGCAAGTAGAATTACGAGTCCACTATTCATGTTCATCTCCTTGAATCAAAAAGAAAGGGCAGCCGAAGCTGCCCGACAGGTGTCACCTATTCGGTGTATTGCGGAACAGTGAGTAGTACTCACCACCCTCGCTCTTGCCTGAGTGATACTTCAGGCCGCTGTTCTTTGCTTCACGCTCAGACAGCATGCAAATCTTTGTTCCCTTCTCTTCGCCGCCTTGACGTGCGTAGAGAGCGAATGTACCATCCTCGTTGGCGAACAGCTTGTATTTCACACCGCTCTCCTTGTCCGAGCCTGAGTACTGCTTACCCTTGGGGCCAGCCTTGTCGAAGAACATTCCGGTCAGGCGTTTGTTTGCCTTCTCACCGTTCTCCTCGACTGTTACATAGAGAGAGAAGTCAGCAGACTTGCGTACTCCTCCTGCCTTAGCAACTGGCTTGGAGTTAGAGACTGCGGAACCACGGATGTTAGTTGGTGCGTTGCGGGTCATGCTCATGAGTTTGTCCTTTCTTTGACGTTAGCGAGCCATACCTCAAAACCTTTGTCCTCATACTCTTCGCATGTTTTAATGAGTGGACAGAAGTCGCATTGTTTCCAGTTTTCCTTTTGCCCACTATAGTCAAGATTGACGGGGCGAGGACTGAGCGTCTTACTCTGTGCCATCTCTGCTACATGCTCGTAGTATGCTGCTATTCTACCTTTTGTGATTATGGTGTCAACCCATTTTTTTCCTCCTGTATCTTTAAACTGAAGTTGTCCACTTGGGAGAAAGCGAAGTTGAAAACCTTTCGTGAATGGAAGCACCTTCTTTATTTCCGATTGTCCATCCTTGTTGGTTGAGTACTCGCAGTACTCGGAGTTCAGCTCTCCATGCTTCGGAAAATGCTTCTGTGCCCAGCCCATCACATGCCAATCAACGCGAGATGTGTACCACAATTCAAATGGAATCTCGTAACCTTCCTGCTCACTGAGTTTCCACATGTAATGTGCAGCCTGAATGAGATGTCCTGTCTTCGGCTCTCCCTTGAGTACCGTACGTGCTGTCCATAGCGACGAGACAAGTTTGAGTTCCAAGCCACGGATGAAGAAGGTTCCTTCCGCATCAGCCAGAACCATATCGGGCCGTCCTGTTACATCAACACTAGACTTAGTTGTCCATTTGATTGGCACTTCTTCTTCCCTGAAGATTTTACCCGGCCACGCAGGGGCCAGCACTTCCAACCAGCTGTCCTCGTTCGTGCGTCCTGCAGCGAACATGAGGTCGCGTGTACTTGCTTCCTCCATTCCTTTTACATCAATTCCCATAAACCGCAGCATTGCCTGTCTTGCACAGGTGCCAGAAATTTCTGCACCTTCTGCCAACCCAATACTCCCGCCACGCAGTGTACCTACCTTGGTCTTTTCTTCTATGCGTGATTTGTCAGAGAGCAGCCTTGCTCCTTCTTCGAGAAGACTAGCTGTGGACAGGAGTTTGAGCGTAGTCATGATTCATCCTCCAGTCTGCCAGTGACGTACTGACTTGGAACGAACACGCCGAAGACCCGTTTCAAGTCCTTCGTCCTGCCTTCGGGGTCCATGCGTCCGTACGATGCCATCAGATACGGTATCTTTTTCTTTTGCAGATGCGGAAACCAACATTCGATGTCGCTCCTCTTCTGTGCTTCGGTGAACAGGAATAGTTGCCACTGATTCGTTAGGTCGTCTTCGGTGAAGTTCCACTCCACGAGCACTTTCCAGTGGCTCGGTCTGCTTCTCACTCGCTTCTTTCTTGGAGTTGCGGTCATACTTGGGTTCCTCGTCATCCTTGACGAACATCATGACAAGAAGCAGCACAGGAGTCAACAACAAATAAAGACTAGCTAAAATAGGACTGACGAGCATTCGTAATACGGCAGCCATCGCAGCACCTTTGCTCATTGGTTGAAAGGAAGGTAGTGTCACAACGTAGACACCGGCGCTTCTTAGAAACGACAGGTGCCAGTCCGTTCTTTACACGGGCCTCATTTTGCTCCAGTCGCATATTAATTGCCCCGACGTTCTTTGTGCTCGCACATCCCTTCTGATTCTGTTTTGCAATGAATCCAGACGGCTTACGTGTAGTCATGAGATACCCTCCTGTAGGTTTATTCTCAGAATCTAACTTCAAATTTACTATCTTTTTTCTCAGGCAAAACAAGTTTCTGCCGAAGAACATACGGACAGTCATTGCTCTCTATCTTGAAGGTCATACCGAATGGGCCTTGCACTTCGTCAACACGTTTGCGTTTGAGCAGAGCAGGCGAGCAGATGACAGTACCGACAGAGTCGATAGCCTTGAATGCGAGTGCTTGCTGACCAGAGTTTAGCCACATATCGAAAGCTGTCCGTGCCACAAACTCGTGCAAAGGCATCTTGAGACGCTCAGCCTGCATCTTTTCCAGCTCGACCACCTCGACACGGAATGCTTCCAACTGATTGACTGCATTGTGGAAAGGGCCTTCGATGACAAGTGAGGGCTGATGTTGCATCAGCACAGAAGACGGTAGGCCAAGCCGGACAGGGCAGGCAGAACTCTGCAATATAACGAAAGCCATAGAGATTGCAAAGTGGGGAATGCAGACAACTTTCTTTCCAGCATTACTGGCAGCGGTAAGTTGGTCGATGATTCGCTTTCCTGCGATGATACTACCTCCGGGCGACACGAGGTTGACGTAGATTGTCGGGCCGAGTTTAGGCAAGGTGTTAGCCACATGCTCAACCATCCCTTCATTGACTTCTCCAAAGAGTGTGAGTGTATTGTGTGTGTCGAGTACGATGGGCTGATGCTTCGGTGCAGCAGCAACCATGAACAAAGCCGAGAGTGCCAAAAGAATCTTACGCATGTGTACTTTCCTCATTATCTTCTTCGGTTTCTTTTTCCAGTTTATGACCGGCCTCAATCCTAATCATTACATTGTGCTGTGCCCACTTATCGTAGGGCAGCAGCGCATCAACAAGCGACCAGAGCATACGTTGCAGGGCCTCACATTCCTCCTTCCGTGTTGGGCCTTGTTCATAGACTTCAACCTTGACCCGCAGGTGTTCCTCCTCCCACGGATGAGTTGTCGTGAGTGTCCACCCGTTTTCCCCTTGGCGTATCAGGTAACGTGACATTGAGGTTCTCCCCATTAATAAAGAATTGTTGGGCTTGTTCGAGAGTAAGTGTCGGTGTATCTTTTGTCAAGGAAATAAGATAGAGCGGGCCGCTTTCTTCGAAACTTTTTTGCAGTCTCCACTGACTACCAGTGCCTAACGTAACAAGTGTTCCGACGGGCAGTTGTGAACAGAGAGAACCAAGGCTGACAACGGTAAGATTATTTGTGTTTGACACGGTTAAACTCCTTTTTTACAAAGTAATCAAAGTCTTCCAACAAGTATTTATCGTCAATAAAATTGCCTGAAGTGTTCATGATACCGAATGAAGTATCGTCGTGGTCAAGGTTAAAGAAGGCGTGGAATAGTTCGTGATAGGCAACAACTTTCAGGCTATCCTTCCATGTTTGCAAGTAATCTACAATGCCAATCTTCACCTCCGTAATGACTGAACCTCGGCCCCACTGCTCTGCATAACCTCTTGTCATCGGTTGTTTTTGTTCTGGGTAATAACTCATAGTAATGCGGTACGGCAGTTGGCATCGTTGTGCAATAAGATGTTTCTTGCAGTCAGCAATGAATTGCGTAGCCACCTCACGCAGCTCCCCTTCGGCAATAAGCACAGGTACAGGTCGGACTGGTTCCGGTTGTAATTCCTCAATAGTTCCGCAACTTATCAGCGTACTCCCGCAGGCTCCGAGGACAACTGAACAGACAAAGATTCCAAGCCCTTCTCGCATGCTTCTAACTCCCTTCTGAGACAGTGGTTGAAGTAGATGTCCGAGAATGTTTCACTCATGTTTCCACCGCTGTACTTTGGTGTGAGATGCTCGGCAATCTTTGCTAAGTCTTCGGGTTTCCAATTGGCAAAGTAACCGCCTGTGTCTACGAGTGTGGTGCCTATCAGATTGCCGTGTGTATCGTATTCGGCTCTGTATGTAAAGCGTGTTTTGTTCACTGGCATTGTTCAACTTCTCCTTGCCAATAGGGTGTGGGCATCTTGCCTGTCAGGGCCTGCACTGCGGCAGGGCTGAGGTCTAATCCACGCTGGCCTATCCAGCGCGGGTTCGCCTTGTCATTCAGGATGACGGCTACGCATGGCGCATTGGGCACGCCCTTGAGTTTCAGGTACAGGATGGTAGGTTGTATCCTCCGGTTGGTTGGGGCGGGCACAGCGGCGCTGGGAATGGATGGTTTGAAGGGCTGGCCGGATGCGGTCACCGCACCGTCAGTGCAGGAACGTGGTCTTCCTATGTCTCCACACATCTTCTCCCCCCAGCCATAGGTCGTCGCAGTCAGGGATAAGGCAGTCGTAATCAGCAGTTCCATGTTGTATGCTCCTGAGTTCCAGTTCTTGCTCGGCCATGACGGTCAGCATCTCATCTTTATAGCCGTCCGTTTCTGTAAGCAGGTCGAGAAGTTCTGAGTCTGTTAATGCAGCGAGTATTTCAGTCCATGTATGAGACATCGTATCCTTCCTCTCGTAGTCCTTGAAGATGTTGTGAAACCCATTCGTTAAGGTTCTCTTGTTTGCGGAAACGTAGTACTCGTATCTTCTGTGTAATTCCATTGTTGTCTTGCAGTCTTACCACCAGTACGGCAGGCTTGGACAGAAAGGTAAAGCCATCCTCGCACCGCTCAAGGAACGCCCAAGCTAGGCGTCCCTTGTAGTTCATCCGAATACAACCACGATGTAAGTTATTAGGCTTGCTCATGAAGTACAGCTCAGCCATTCTCGCTCCTTTCCCGTATCATGCGGTTGATGTGATGAATCTTGTCGCGGATGCGGGCCATCCGTTCCTCGTACTCCTTGGTCTGCTCGTATGGGATAGCTTGCGGTGGAGTGCGGCGGATTGCCCACGTCGGAAACGGAATGACCTGAGCATCAGGTCGTGAGTCGGTAGCTACGCTTGACTCGTTCATTGTCTTCATTGCGTTTCTCCTTGGTGTATTTGCTTGCCTTGCCACGCTCGGTACAGACTGGGCCGTTGCCACGGTATTCCCACAGGAAGCCCGCTTTGCTGCGGATGTGGCCACGCCTGCCTGATTCATTGACGTTCAGTTGGATGACGTTAGTCTCCTCAGTCACGGTTGAACAGTTCGCTGATGCTTCTGATTTTGTTGTACGTTTCACGTTTGACCTCCTCCAGTTTCATGTTGTGTTGAGCAGAACTAATCAATATCTTTTTGTCTTCCTCTGACAGGCCGTAGAGGTTCTTGTCCTTGCCCAGTTCCACCGCAGAGCGTTGACTCTGCGAGTAGAGTAGGATGCTCGAATGGTTGGGCACTTCGAGACTAATCATGAGCAGGCCATCCCCGTAGGGGGCAGTGACGCTGGTGTAGATTTGCACAGGGCAGCCGAACAGGGTATCTTTTTCGATAGATGAAACGACAGTCATAACAGGTTGTTCTCCTATTGTTAAGTTGGACTTGACAGAATTGAGAGGCTTGGTATAATGGGGCTATCCTTCCTACGTTATTCATTACTGCCAAGGGTAGCTAGTTTATAGCTACGCTAGTCTATGCTTAGCTAGTCATAGCTACGCAGCGTAGCTAGTCTATGCTTAGCTTAGACTCGCTATCCTCGGCCCGATAGGAAGGCATCTCCTCTGTCAATACCTTCGGTATCGCAGTAGTCACAGTCCAGCTAGACAGGTATCCACCTAACATCCGGCTGTATTTCTTTCGCGCTACCTTTATTGCATGGGGCAGTGTTTTGAATCGGGTCGCTTGTTCTATCCAGTTTGGATTGCCCAAACAACGCCACAATTTTCCCTTGCTATGGAATAACACTTCTCCGTCACTTCGCGTCACTGTTAAGATTGCAGGGTCTTTGGAGTAATGTTTTGTTTTCACTGCTCGTCCTCCTCTGGCATTGTCTCCAGTGTTGGCTGTTGACTGTAAGTCTTCGTCATAACATATACATTTCCGTTGTCATCTTCGCGGTCGAGAATGTAGTCTGTCGCGTCACACTCTAGTGCCGCAGCGTACACAGGCTCGAAGTCCTGCTCACCGTCGCTCCACCAAACTACGTATACAGGTACTTCACTCTTCGTCATCGTCGAAACTCCTTTCGCTTGGTACTTGGAAGGCAGCGTAACTGTTGGCAATGACTAGGTCATCTGCATTCATTACAACCAGTTCACTCTCCCACTCGTCGCCGTTCAGCCGGTCAACGAAGATACCCACATCGGCATCTCCGTCGAGTGTCTTGAGAATCTCAATCAATTCAGATACATTCATGCCTGTTCTCCTCCCAGTTTCACGTGCACATCACGGTTCGCAAGATTGATGTCCAAGATGAAGGCAGGTGAGCAGCCGCAGGTACAGCCTGCGTACTGACTCCAACGTGCCCTTGTACCTTCAGCCAAACCTAACTCACTGAAAACTTTGGGCAGCACGTCCTTCCTCCACTGCCTGTGGGGTCTGAAGCGTCGATTGATTATGTTCTCTGTGATGGTCTCGTCATCGCGCCACACATAGACACGTGTCTTTTTGTACCGCGCACCATCCTGTGGTCTCAGTTCAATCTTCATTCGTCACTCCCTTCGGTCGCTCGAAGTCCGTAGGACTGCGCCCTACGAAACCTTCCGGTGCTCCGCACCTGCAGGAACACCGTGTCTTAGTTTCCTTCATTTGCATTGAGTGGTTCACCTTCATCGACAAGGTCAAAGGTGTGCATGTACTCGTAGTCCGAGATGCACGAGGCACGTTGCAGCATACGGTCAAGCTCCTCAAAGTCTTCCTCATATTCGACAGTTACATTAATCACAACTACAAACTTGCTCATACTCATTCTCCTTTGCTCGGCATTGTCAACCCGTAAACTTCTGAAAGTTCTTTCCATTCCTTTTCCCAATCCGTGACTCCGCAATTGTCATGCACATGTTGCAGGTCTTCAAGTAGCTTTAAGTCCACCTTCTTAAACAGATTGTTCAGGTCAGCAAAATCGTTAATTAACGCACCAATACCTATACCTTCAAAGGATTCCTGATAGACTTCGTCGGGTATTAACGCACCGACTGCACATTTTAGGCCGTTCATGCGGTACATGCAAATTGCTGTACCCTCTAACTCAAAGCGACCAACGCGTTGCGAGTGGCAGCCTTGTTTGCGGAGATGTTTGACTGCCATTTCAAATGCTTGCTGTGTATCCATGTTCATTCTCCTTCGTGATGCGCTGCTTGTTATGCAGCGCGGGCCAGTTGGATTGCACACTCGGTCAGTGCATTGTTCACGTCGAGCAGCCGCTCTGCCGAAGTCAGTGGCCGAATCTTGCGGAGCACATCCTTCGGTGCTTCCACGGTACCTGCATTCTGGTACAGGCGCACACCGCCCTTGACTACGTTCTCCTGCACTGCATTGAATACCTTCCATGCGTTGTTGCCTGTATCCTCGTAGCGTCTACGCACCAGCATGTTGAGCAGGTTACGCTCGGTCTGGTAAGCGTCGAGTGTCTCGAACTTAACCTCGCGCAGTTGCAGTGCAAGGCGGGCAAGCTCCATCTGAGCATCTGTGTTGAGCACTTTGTCACGGAGCAAGGACTTGACTTCCTTGAACATTTGCATCTGATGGATGACCAATGGAATCGAGTCAGCGAAGCGAGTCAGTGCCTCGCCACGGTGAATGATTCGCACACCCACATCGCCAGAGCCAAGCTGATTCTCACAGAGAATCCTGAAGTATCCAGCCTCAAGCCGGAGCGAGGATGTTCCATCGTGTGAGTTGAGCATGAGCAGGTTGAAGCGTCCATCTTCGTCCTTGTCTGTGTCTCTCTCGAAGATGCTGATATGTTTCTGGAATCCTTGTCTCTCGCCTGCTCCCTTGCTCTGACGGTAGCGTGACTCCATGAAGCCGAAGTCAGCCAGTACCTCGTGTGCTTGCTGTGTACTCAGGAACTTGTAGTTCTCGGACACGCAGTTTGCAGCAGCGGTAGCGTTCTTTGCGAGTGTGATAATGTTCGTCATGTGGAATCTCCTGTGAAGTAAGGCCGGAATTGGCCATGAATTATTGTTCGGAACAAGTTGTAATAAGTTTAGCGTTTATTTCTAAGTGCCAGTAATTGCAGCTCTAGTTGGTGACGGAAGTTCTCCGCAGCGTAGCCACTGTGTCCTCCTATGTTGAATGTGGTAGGATACTTCATTGCACGAAAGACTTCGACACTCGGTAGAGCGAAGTCATAGAGGCGTGTCCGCTTCCAGTCGTAGACTGTACACACGTTGCCGTCCTTGTCTTTGACTGCCCACTCACCGGATACCTTGTATCCATCGCACTCCTCCGGTTCACCCAGTAGGGTGACTAGCTCTCCGTAGGTCGCTTCGATGTGTGTCTTCAGGCTCGACCCATCTACTTCGTTAATTGAAACCCTCTTGTAACCATCTAATTTCACCATGTTACACCTCCACCAAAATGTATTTACCGCCAAACAATTTCGCACACTTGGCCACCTTGATTGGCGTGTTGTCCATCAGCCGAAACTCTCCCGATTCTCGCGGGTTATACTTGACTTCCTTCTCCTCTGCCACAGGTGAGAGCGGTAGTAGCCTGTCATTCCACTGACCTACCAGCCCAGCGTGTACGTTCTTCTGTCCAGTCCGGAGCACACGCTGCCTGCCTGCCTCGCTGACCTTGAAGGTCACGTCGGTCAGGTCAACGAAGTGACGCCTCGCAATGACGCGTCCCTTGTTCGGCCCCTCCAAAGCCTTGATGCTAAAGCACTTTTTCCGAAGATTGCGGTAGACAAACACTCGCATTTTATACCTCCTCGCACACGTTGTATTTCACATCGCAGTCGCTGCCATCGTGGAAGTACAGCCACAGGTCAGCGTAGAATGAATTGCCTGCCGAGTAACAGTCTTGCAAAGCAAGGTCAATGAGCGTGTTCCACTCTTCCTTCGTGGTGCATTCCTCAAGGAATGCCTTGTACGTTGCAGCCATCGTGTTTTCCATGTTCATTCTCCCTTCAGTACAAACTCAACCCACTCTGTGGCTTGAGCCAACTCGTCATCGTCTCTGCAATTTATTGCAGCAATCTTGATGCGCTTTCCATTGGAAAGCACAATCAATTCAACCTCATACTTATAGTATGGATGGCCCAGCAATTCTCTGTAACGTGCTATTGTCATGACACTTTCTCCTGTTCGTCAGTTGTCCATTGCTTGCTGTCAGCACCGTGATAGATAAGGCCGATGCGGATATTGTCGCCCATGCCTGCCACCAAATCGTTCTCGCTTGCGTCAGCATAGCCAGCGGCAAGCAATGCTTCCCTAGAAGGGAAGACTCGACTGTGGAATTGAGTAGCTGTGTCAATCTCGTCATCGAAGATGCCACCCTCGGAGAAGATGACACGGAAGTTACTAGGTAACTTGTCCAGTAACTTACTGAACAAGCGAACTTGTTTCGTGTAGGCATAGAAGTAAACATCTTCGTTGGCTACAATAATTGCCAACCATTTCCGCAAGTAAGGAACCGAATAGAAGTCACCGCTATCGTGTATGCGGATGACAACCTTGCGGCCACGTTTGGTAGCCTTGCGTTTTGCCTCGTCTAATTCTGATTGCATCAGAATCGGGAATGTTTCTGTCTCGGCTTGCGTCAATCTCCACTCGTACACGCTGGCCACATTGCTGAACCGATACGGCCCCTGCAATGCGTAGCATCCGCCTTGTTTTCCGCAGATGCCAGCCGCAGGGCATGTAATCATGCCAGTCTTGGACTTCCATGCAGGTATCCCGAAGTTGAATACAACGTATTCAGCAGTTGCGCTCTTGGCAATCTTGCTGTTTTGTGCAAGCAACGTAGGCATAGGTCACCTCACTCTTTTGAGAGGACATCCTTCACGACATTGATTACAATGTCGGACAGCGTGAGAAAGGCAAAGCCAACAACGAGAATTATAAATAATTCCAAGGGTGTGAAGAAAAACATAAGATACTCCCTATTTCGTCCTTTCTGGGACTCGTCAGCACGTCGAAGCAGACGTGTATAGGGTTCGTGCATCCTGCACCTCTGGGCGGTCTCTCTTGTGTTTGGTATCATCTCGACACGAACACGCGAGGCGGTCTCCAGAGTTCTTGTTGCTAATCACAGCTTCGTTCACACGTCTGTGTATCCTCGGATACACGCAGTGATTCCTAACTGCTTTCGCTCGCCGTCGGTAGTTAGCCGATTCGTACACGGTAGGCACTGTCCGAGGACTACATGCTCCGCAAGGCGCGTCTCCGTAGTGCCGCAGCACGGGGAGCGGTAGGGAAGCCCGTTGACCGTGTATCGTCCGACACAAGGAGTCAAGCTGAGCGACCCGACACCTTCTTTACGGCAAACGGCAAAAAATACTTTAACGGAAAGTTGGAAAAGCCAGCAATCTCGGCAAGTTGAAGCCTCACGAGTAGCACTCGCGTCACCTCTCCGCAGCTGCAGCCACCCATCCCCCGCTGCGCCCATCCCCCGCTGCACGACGTTCCCCCGACGCCCATCCCCCGCCGCGCCAAATTGTGCGTTACACATCTCTATAGATACAATGTGTAGTATTGGCTAACTTGTTGAAATGATTGGGAACTAAAGCAAATCGGCAAAGTGTCGATGAGTAGGGTGAGCCAAGCAACCGGCTCTTACAGGAGAATCAAGATGGAACTCAGAATTACTCTTACTGATGGAAGCCTTGTTATCATCTACACTAATGCAGTCGAAGCAACTCTTGACCAATACGATTGGGAGTCTTTCGAAGTAAGACCCCTAACCCTGAAGGCTCGGGTGCAAGCCGCGTGAGTCACCCAAACAAAAAACCCCAATCATCCGGCCCACTTGCCAAGCACGGTAAGTGGGTTTTGGCGCGACCGTCAATCGGAAGTTCCCCCTTTACACTCGGCGGGTTTTACTGTAGACTGCCCCCTAGAACTCTGTGTTTTTACTCGGGAACTTGATGTTATGGCTAAACTTGTTGATATTACAGGACAAAGATTCGGGCACCTTATCGTTATTGGATTAGTCAAGCGTGGGCATGTAAGAGATTGGCAATGTCAGTGCGATTGCGGTAAGATTGTGCTCAAGAAGTCGAAGTTGCTGACTCAGAAAGGTCATATAACTTGCGGAGATAAGAAGAAATGTCCCTATCTGCGAGCACTTCAATTCGGCGGGAATAGGTTACCAATTAGGCATCGTCTCACAGACCTGGCATCCGAGGAAGAATTACGTACTAAGATTAAGGAGCCATGCGAATATTGCGGTCTACTCTTCAATAATGGCCTGGGAGAAGGTCCCGGCCCTACCACTCTAGTCACTGTCTGTGGTAAATGCAGGCAGCTCAGGCAAAAAACCTCACATCTTGAGTTTCTCCGGCTAGTTAAGGCCATAGCTAAGCATCAGGGCTGGGCTGATTAGCACCTGTTATCCCCCGCCCTCCCTCGTCTCTACGTTCACCGTCGTTCACTTCGGGACTCAGTCGGGCTGTCCTGTCGTCCAGACGGGCTGAGGGACCGATAAGTGCTGCCGTTGAAGGAATCGGGCCGCAGTAGTCGTAGTTTGGGCCTGAATAACAAGAAAAACCCGATAGTTCAGAATAAACCATCGGGCTACAGGAGGGTGTCAAGCTGCTGATACCTGACAGAGGTATGTATAGCTGAGCCACCACTTTCTGTCAAGTCCATTTTGGGCTTGTCATTGTTAAATAGTTTGATAAACTCTCTTTTTAGAAGAATATGAGGTTTTCCATGACAGCCGAAGAACCAAAACGTAAGGCCAAAGCTAGTATTAGCTCTAAAGAAGCCCAGAATATCCTGGTAGGACAGGCATTCAGACCCAATCCCGCACAGCGTCAGGCTAAAACACGCTATTGGGCGCTCGTCTCTGAGCAAGCTATTGCGGATGACACAGAAGGCATTGACCCATACGAGCTAGGTAAGACCTTGCAGTGTCCTTCTTTGCCTAATTGGTGGGAACACACAGCCTTTCGTACCTGGTTTTCCAACCGTCACGAGCATCTTCAACGCATCGAATATCTCTTTGACTTAGCTTTGGATGCGGCTGAGCAGATTCTTCAGAACGAAGACCCGAAAGCACAGTCTGCCAGAGTTACTATGATTAAAATTTTGGCTGATTTGGCCAATAAGAGACGCTCGGAGAAGGTCGCTGATGCTAGTATTAACAGCATGACTCCCGAACAACTACGTGCATACATCGAAAAACAAGCTCCAGTCCTTTTACCAAAAGGGGAAGATGAATGAAACTCCTTACTTTGCCTCCCCCAAAAACTCCAAAGAAGATGCGTTGGCAAGTTACTAATCAAAAAGGCGACATCTACACGGTAGAAGGAACAGACATCATTACCGAAGAGGATAATACGGCAGTGCATGTCTATGATAAAAATACTTGCATTCTTGTCATTTTTGATGCACATGAAGTAAGAGCACTAGATGAGCGGGTACAATTTGCGCCTGCCAAAAAGAGACGCGCACGGAGAGAACAATGACTAGAACACGCGGTTACGATGGCGCGATAAATGTTCTTGAGCAAGGACGAACACTCACAGTTATCTCGGAGACTGTTCAAGGTTCCGGCGTAACCACTAAAACTATATCATCCATCTCTGATGGTGCTTTACTTTCTCTCTACGTAAGTTCTATTACAGGTAATTTGACTATCCGTGTCTTGACAGAGACCAGTGATGGTAAGAGCTATGAGCTATTTACCTTTCCTACAGTGACTGCTCCAACCAACTTTCTGACCCTTAAAACAGCCGCTCCTACGATGAGCAATATTAAGATTGAAGCTACCTATAACGGAGATGTTACCTACGAAGTGCATGCTAGAGGCGTGGCTTCCGGTGAAGTTGCAGCCAAGGTAGTCAGTCCTGCCTCCGCTAAAACAGGCCGAGTACTGGTCAGTACGGTACCTACCCTGATTCTGCCTGCTTCTACCTCTAATCGTTCAGCAATTCTCTTGCGTAATACAGATGAGAATGGTACTCTGTACATCGGATTCACTGAAGCACAGGCATCCTTTGCAAATGGATTCCCTGTATTGCCAGGAGAAAACTTTATGCTTAATATCTCTGGTGGCCAGGCTCTGTACGGAATCGGGACTGTATCACCGATGGACATTCGCTACGTGGAGGCTATAAATTCATGACAATTAGTACAGGTGGGGCAGCGTCCAAATTTAATCTAGCCCTAAATGCTAACTCACTCAATTTTGCGACTGATACGGTCAGTCAGGCCAACATCGTAAACCTCACTCTGACCAACGCCAATCAAGAATATACGATAGCTCTGCCTACTGGCTCTAGGCGATTTACAGTAAAACTGCGCAGTAATGGCATCCTAAAGATTTCCTATGCTACAGGAACATCAGGAAGTAACTACTTATCCGTATTTCCCGGGTGTTCTTTGACCGAGGAGTCACTAGCGGCAGACCTCAATTATGTGCTATACGTACAGTCGCCCCAGCCTGGTGCCGTGGTGGAGCTAGTTGCCTGGGTTTAAGGAGACATTATCATGGCTATTAGTAAAGAAAAACTTATTGCGGAAGTGGATACCCCCATTGAGGGCGACTCTGTAGCATCCTTCCTCCGCGATGGTGAAGGTACCAAACTGACCTCAACACTCAACGGTGGAAAACAAGCCCTTGACGTGTTCATTACAAACCCTCTTGAGATTGACGTAAGCCTCGATGCAGGCGACGACTCTATTGCAGCTTGGTTGAAAGACGGCTCAGGAAACTCGCTTAGCTCGACTTCAGGCGCTCTCCATGTGCGTCTCGACAGCCAGACTGTCAACATCGTAGTTGAAGCTACCGACTTCGACATTCGCAACCTTACTGCTTCTTCTGACAAAGTCGATGCACGTATGGACGCTTCGTCGATTGCTACCTCTGCAGCTTCAGTCGGAACCACGGCAGCCGCGCTTGTTGCTTCAGCTCTTTCTAACCGTCGTCGTTTGCTCATCCAGAATCTTGGCGCTAATGCCATCTTCTTGGGCGGAGCTTCTGTTACGACCTCTACAGGAATCCGTATTCCTGCCGGAGCTAACGTCGAGTTGGAAATCGGTGCCGGTGTAAACCTGCATGCTCTCTGTGCAAGTGGCTCGGCTGATGTGCGCATTCTCGAAATGGCATAATTAGCACCTAAAAGTCCTTGACTATGGCGCGGAGTCTAGCTAAGCTAGGCTCCGTAACCATATAGGAGGCTGACAAATGCGTTACATTGTCGTCGATGAACAAGACCAAAAGCTGCTTTCCTCCGTTGCTACCCTTATCAATAAAGCAACTTTTCAATTAGACGGCCAAGAGGTAGTCGGTGCAGCACAGATTTTGACAGGTCTTTCTAAGTTGGCAGAACGCATTAAGAACGCCGAAGAGTTGCCACAACAACAAAAGAAGGTGGCTAAATGAGTGGCATCATCGAATCATCTGACCGTATTGACGTAAACGAATCCGTATACGTTACAGGTACTGTGACTGTCGGCACATCTCTTGTCGAAGCTAAGGTAGGTGTAGAACGCCTTGCTAATAGACAATTCGTGAGCATACATAACTACGGACCAAACACAGTCTACGTAGGCCCGGATGGAGTCACTACAGCTAATGGCAGACCTTTGTTTGTAGACCAAAGCATCGACATTCCACTCGGTAATTTAGGTGTCTACATTGTGGCTGCACAGGCAAACAATGTAGTGGTAGTACAGGAGTTAGGCTGATGCTTAGAATCTCTCCTACAGCTCGCAGTATTCCGTTCGACCCTAGCGGTACTCGCTTTACTGCCAAGAATGTACGTGATGCCATCCTCCAGGCCGGTCTTAGCCTTCAAGCTAACCGCCTTAACTTTGTTTTGACCACACAAGATGTGACTAATGGCTACATAGAATTGCCCGTCTCTGAGGTTGTTCCGAACGCGACCAGCGTCTTTGTTGACAGGCTTGCACTCTTCCCTGACCTAGACTACACAATCAGCACTGTAGCTGGAAAAGTACGCATCACATTTGCTGGCAACTTTGCGACAAACCAGCCAGAAGCGCCGTCAAATGGCGACAACATTCACGTACTGTACTGGACAGTCTAATCCTTCCGTAGTAAATTCCCTGTGCCGGAATTCGCCGGCAATAGGAGATACCTAGTATGCAGATTAAGAGTAAATTTATTGCATCAGATGCAGTAGATGGTTCCAAGATTAAACTAAAGAAGGACGAAGCCCTGCGTGGCACCAAGCAGGACGGTAGTTCTGTAGAGCTTATTAAGTTGGATGGCGACGATAAGGTTCTCCTCAAAGGTTCTGAGGCCGCCTTTAAGTCCGATGTTACAGCAGAGCAAACAAGAGCACAGGCAGCAGAAGCAGCTCTCCAGGCTGAGATTGATGCCGAAGAATCCGCACGTGCAGCTGGTGACGCCGCGACTTTGTCCTCGGCACAATCCTATGCTGACCAGAAGATTGCTGACCTTGTCAACTCTGCTCCTGCAGTACTTGACACGCTCAAGGAACTTTCTGACGCACTTGGCTCTGACCCAAACTTTGCCACAACTGTAGCAAATAACATTGCCGTAGTTCAGGGTGAAGTTGATGCAGTTGAAATTGATGTAGCCGCTCACGAGTCTCGCCTCGATGTTATGGACATCATCGACAGCACCGAACAGACTACTGTGTTCGAGAACAACGCAGCCGTCTATGCGGATGCTTCTGCTCCTAGCCAAGACCCTAGCCATCGTGAAGGTTGGTATTTCAAGAATGCTGGACCAGTAAATACAGCCGCAAACAAAGTGAACTGGTACTTCTTTGATGGTGCCGCAGAGAATATTACTCTAGGCAACTTCAGCGCCTATGCCATTGTCACTTTTGACAGCTTGGTTAGTAAACCTCACCTGGGTCTCTATACAGTGCCTGGCGCTTCTGGAAACGCTGCAAGCTGGTATCGTTCACGTAAAGTCTTCATCGTAGACCCAAGTGCTTCAGTTGTTGCTGGTAAGAAGTATTTGATATACTTCGGTACTGACCCTAAAGTTCACCCTGAGTTGCCTCGTTTGGCGATGGTAACTGCAGGTGCTCCTAGCGCACCTGTCGGTCCTTTGGCTGAAGATGAAAGAATCTTGACAGCAGTGTTTGGTTCTGATTCTGGTACAGCAATTGGTAACTGTCAGTTTGTTGCCGAAGCTGTCGGTGTCTATAGCCCTAGCATCAAACGCAAAGTTTCGTTGAAGGTTCGCAAACTCTCTCAGGCTTCTTTTGAGGCATTGGCTTCTAAGCAAGAGAAGTTCACGATTACTTCCGGAATTATCTCGGCTGGTTCTGTGACTCTTGCTCACAAAACACTTATGCCTGGCTCGGTTGTTGCACACATTGGACGCCTTGGTCTGTTCGCAGGCGAAGACTTTACAATTAGCACAAACGGCTCTGGTTACCCTGTGTTGACCTTTGCAGGAGACTTGTTGCCCGGCGGTACATTGGCACTTGAGGCTGATGATGTATTGAGAGTTCAATACCTTGTGAAGTAATTCGTTACTTCCGAAAGCGTGGCCCTGCAGAAATGCAGGGCTTTTTCTTTTTTCAGAAAGCGGACTTGACCACCTGGTCAGCAGGTGATATACTCCTAAAACCACTCTGATTTCACGGAGTTGGACGGAGGATACCCATGCAAAGGACCGCACAGATTCTTTCCGACTTGGCCTTCTACAGAACCTACAGCCAAGTTCTCCCTTCAGGAAAAAAAGAAAGCTGGAATCAAGTTGTTGAACGCTACGAGCAATTCATGATTGACCAGTTTTCTTCACAACATCACGACCTTATTGGCCGTGCTTGTTCCTACGTAAAAAGCCGAATGATTGTACCCAGTATGCGTATGCTGCAATTTGCAGGTGAGGGACTTTCCCGTGAAAATATGCGTGCTTACAATTGTTCTTTTGTCGCTATAAAAGACTTTAAAGACATTTCGGATATTTTTTACATTCTTATGAATGGTACGGGTGTTGGCTTCTCTGTGCAACGCTCTCATATTAGTCAACTTCCTACAATCGCAAAGCAGGAGTCCGAGGAACTTGCCTTCGCTCTAGTAGGCGACTCGCGTGAGGCTTGGGCTGAGTCAGTACAAGTTCTGCTGGAAAATCCAAATATTAAATTTGACTACTCGCAGATTCGTGCAGCCGGTACCCGCCTCTCTACCGGAGGTACAGCCAGCGGTCCTGAGTCACTGCGTACTGCGCACGAGAATATTCGCCGCATCCTTCGCGGTGCAGAGGGACGTAAACTCCGCCCCATCGAAGTCCACGATGTGGTCTGCTACATTGCAGACGTAGTCGTTGTAGGCGGTGTACGTCGCGCAGCTCTTATTTCCCTCTTTGACCAAGATGAGGAGGAGATGCTTCTTTCCAAGAGCGGGGCATGGTGGCAACGCGCTCCACAACGTGCTCGCGCAAATAACTCAGCAGTTCTTATTCGCGGCAAGTCAAACTACATACACTTCAGAGATACACTGCGTGCATGCCTCGAATCCAAGGCAGGAGAGCCAGGAGTCTTCTGGACCAATGACCCAGACTACGGAACCAACCCTTGCGCTGAGATTAGTCTGCAATCTCAGGGACTTTGCAACCTGACAGAAATCAATGCAGCCGTCTGCGAGAATGAATTTGACTTTGCTCAGGCCGCTTATTATGCCACTGTGCTTGGTACCTTCCAGGCAGCTCTGACCAACTTCAACTACGTCAAACCACGCTGGAAACAGATTGCAGAACAAGATGCTTTGCTCGGTGTATCCATCACAGGACAGGCACAGAACTGGGAGAATCTCAAAAGATGGGACCTTGCAGAGATTGCTGACATGACTCGTCTGTGGAACAAAGAATTGGCTCACGAACTAGGCATCAATCACGCAGCCCGTATTACGACTACCAAGCCCTCTGGAACTACCTCGACAGTGTTGGGTACCACCGCAGGCATTCACGGTGCCTACGCGCCTTATTACCTGCGTCGCGTGCGTATTGCCAAGGATGACCCACTCGCAGTCTATCTTTCAAATTCACTGCCCAGCGAATTAGTCGAAACGGACGAATTTCAACCAAGTCTCAATTGCATCGCTTTACCTATTCAAATGCCAGGTATCGTCGCCAGTAAAGAATCATGTATTGAGCAGCTTGAACGTGCTAAATATATTCAGGAAAACTGGATTAAACCAGGGCATGACCGTGGACCTAATATGCACAATGTGTCCTTAACCTGTTACTATCGTGGTGAGCAAGACCAGAAGGATTTGGACGTATGGATGTGGAATAACCGCGACTCATACGCAGGTATCTCTTTACTTCCGCTCGATGAGAACACCTACGTTCAGGCACCTTACGAAGCTATCAGCAAGGAGCGTTACGAAGAATTGCTTGGCAAAGTATTGAGTTGCGAACTGGACCTAAGTGAAGTACAGTATGAGCAGAAACATGACCTTCGCGCACAAACTTCTGGATGCGAAGGAGACAAGTGCTCTATTCTTTAACCACGAGGACAGATAGATGAGCAAAGAACCTGAACAAAGACATGTGCTTATCTATCTTACCTCCATCATTCATTGGATTGGCGCAGGTGTTACCCTGGGATATATTCATTCCGTTGTGTCTTTTTCTGCTCCTGTTATTCTGGCTCTCGTAGTTCTATGCTTATTGATTTTGCCACCGATAGTACGAGTAGTTAACTCTAGCGAGTTAGACAAAGATGAGTAATGATTTGCATTTGAAGAAGATGGCACTTGCCCTGCGCCGGCTGAATAGGCTGGAGCAGGCAGCTGCCATTGACCCAAATAATCTTGCAGCCAAGCCTTCTCCAAAACAACAAGCTATTCTTGACTCCTTTGGTCATAACAAGATTACTGTAGTACGCGGAGGTAATCAGTCCTCGAAGACTACCCTCGGTGCTCGTACTTTCAGCTGGATGCTCAGCGAGACACACCCAACCTGGACCCGTCCTGCAGAGTGGGGCACAGAGCGTTTACAAATTCTTGTACTCGGTAAGACTGGAAAGATTATCGAGGAATCGCTCTACTACCGTATCAAAAGCTACCTTGACCCATCTGAGCTACACGAGTTTCGGGCAGGTAATATTCTACAGAAAGTAATACATAAGCCTACAGGCAATACGCTCCTGTTTCAATCCTACGAGAACGTCAACCAGGCGCGTGAACGCATCCAGTCATATACAGCACATGCTGTATGGATTGATGAAATGCCTAACTCTATTGACCTTTTCAACGAATCCTTGCGTCGTATCCAAAAGAACCAAGGCTACTTCTGGGCTACCTTTACTCCCCTCATTGTCAATAATGAGATACGTTCCTTCTGCGACAACTTGCCAGAAGCACAAGGACAGATGTTCAAGATTCACATGTTCGACAATCCGGTCTATACGCCCGATAAGCAGGCATTGATTCTGCAGGAAATGAATCTCTACCCTGAGCATATTCGACGTTGTCGTCTCGAAGGTGAGTGGATGAGCGCCGAGAGTGCTGTCTACTTCTTCGACCCACAAGTCATGGTCGCAGCCCCGGATAACTATAGTCCAGGCTGGCGTCACGTAGAGTCCTCTGACCCTGCCATCACCACTGCCCACGGCATGACTGTCTGGGCTGAAGACCCGAATACAGGACATTGGTACTGCGTCAAGGCAGAGTACTTGTCTGGCCTGCGTGATACGGCAGATTACGCAGCGGTCGTAAAGCAAAAGACTATGGGTTACAACATAGTACGAAGAATCTATGACTCAGCGGCTCCTTGGTATGAGGGTGCAGCTGCTAAGTTGGGTATGCGCTACATGCCTATTGTGCATAAATCGAATCGCAAACTTGAGATGATGAAGAATCTTCAGCTTTGTCTAGGGCAGACTCTATTTATCGCACCCTGGTGCCACGAGCTGATAGCCGAACTTACCACCATGCAATGGTCAAACTCAGAAGACCAGAAAATTGCCAAGAGTTCCAAGTACCACTTGCACGACTCTGCAGTTTACTTCAACGAAATGAAACCAAAGTACGAGGGATACACAAGTCCTGTTGACTATTGGACCGATATGCGTCAAGCTCACCATGCCCGCAAAGAGCAGGCATACGAAGCGAAACAATCTAGTCAAAACAAAGTACGAGGATTTCGCGGAGTTAAAACTCGCAAGGGAGTATGGGGTAAACCATGGGGACGTTGGTAGCTTGCTACATCTTTTCTCTTATGATACTGTGCCTTGCGGGTGCTTTATGGTTAAAGGCTCTACGTATTGAGCGTTCATCACGCGCCTTCGTAGAGCGAGCAAAACGTAATCTAAAAATAAGCAAGGGGTCACGAGATGGACAACGGATGCGGTTGCGAGACCTGCAAAAAGAAACGCAAAGAGGGTGGCAAAGGCGTGATGGTGACAATCGCTTCCGTCCGTCGCCTCCCAATGCCGGCCAAAAAGGGCGCATCGAAGAAATCCAGCAAGCCTACAGAAAAAGAAGAGAAGCCTTACTAAGAGCCTATAATGGAGGCCGTAAATGAGTAAAGTTCGCTTGCAGTGGTGGACCAACGAGGACCAGATAAAGAAAGAACTAGCCAAGAGATTGCAGTTCTCTAGGCAAGCACGTGCTCGTTACGAAAAGCAGTGGGAAGAGAATGAGCGTACAGTTTACGCCACTCGTTCCTCTGGTATCCAGAATTCAGACGTATCGCTTTCCTTTAGTACCGATGGCGAAGCTGCCGCTTATCAACAAGATATGACGCAGGCAGACATCTCCATCAATCGCACGATGAAGAATCTACGTTTCATCCATAGCCAGATGTCAGCTAACCCGCCTACTGTTATTCCTAAACCAACAAGTGCAGACCCCAATGACCGCTATGCAGCCGATGCAGCGGACAGACTTGTGCGCTATGGTATCCGGCATTACCAGATGGCTGAACGTAAAGACCAACTTAACCTTGAAACTCTCATTTATGGTTCAGGATTTGCCAAGTGTTTCTTCAATACAATGAAGGGCGAAATTTCAGATTACGACCCGGAAACAGAAGAAGTCGTCATGAGCGGTGACTTTGAATTTACCGTACCTTCTGTCTGGAAAATCTATCCTGACGCAGACGCTACGACCTGGGAAGAAGTCTCCTATGTCTTTGAAGAAATCGACCTACGTTATGAGGAAGCAGTTTACCTATTCCCGGACAAACTGGAAGTACTTGAGCGCGTAAGACAAAAGGGATACGAGACAGACATCGAAGAATACCAGAGTACCTCCTCAGCTGTAGCCAACAAGTATCGCTACGATTCAGTCAAATGCTATCAGTACTGGGAAACAGGCACACCAATGAATGGTATGCAGGGACGTTATTGCTGGTGCCTCGAAGACGGGACACAGCTCACAGCATTGACAGTTAGCCCGCACCGCTTTACACAGAAGCTGAAGGGCGGTAAGCCAGGACCTACACGTGCCTATCTTCCCTACAAGATTCTTACAGATATTGACGTTCCCGGCACTTACTGGGGCATGAGTGTTGTCGCCTATGCTTCTGCAATGCAGGATGCAAAGAACCGCGTGGATACCGTAATGCTCGACATCTTGCAAGCTCACGGTGTTGCACGTATCATTATGCCAGAGTCAGCAGAGATTGCAGATGAATCCATCACAAACTCGACCTGGGATGTTATCAAATATACAGGCTCCATTCCTCCCAGCTTCATGGAACCCGTACCTATGCCATCGGCTTTGCCTAACATCGGCGACCGGATGGAGCGCGGTATCGACGACGTGTTCGGTATCAATGATGCCGTGATGGGTAACATGCAGCGTGAGACTTCAGGCTTCTCTCTGCAGTACGCAACACAGCAATCTAACATGATTCGTAAGCGTCTCTTTAATAAGGATATTGCCGTCGTTGAGTGGGTCTATAAGACCTATCTACAGATTGTCGCAGAGAATTGGAAAGAGACTCGTACCATTAAAGTGCTTGGTAAAGAGAAAGCCTTTGAGTCAATGAACATCTCCGGTGCCGACATTGCATCGGGATTTGACCTGGTTGTCGAATATGGTGCATCCCTCTCGCTTGACCCAATGACTCGCCGTGAAGAGATTCTGCAGATGATGCCCCTCTTTCAGCAGGCAGGTGTGCAGCCACGCAAGATGCTACAATTACTAAAACTGAATGAATTGGAAAACGCCTACGACCATATTGAACTGGCAGAAACTCGTCAACGTGAAATCTTTGAAGAAATGCGTATCAAAGGTGTCTACATTGAGCCAGAGGAATTGGATGACCACATCAATATGCTTGCATTTGCTTATATCTATATCATGACCGCAGAATTTAAGTACCTGAATCCTATTCATAAAGAGTTGATTAAGAAACACATCAAAGCCCGTGAAGAAATGCAAGCAACAAAAACAGCCGCAGCAGCACCGCCACCCGGTATGCCAGGCATGCCACCACCACCCGGAGGACCAGCCTAATGCCAAAGCAATGGAATACTGAAGAACAACAGAAAGCAGCAGAATCAATATCTTCCGCTTTTGGTGGCCCGACTAATAATGAAGAAGAGTCAGAAGGGCTGATGACTAAAGTGAAAAGATGGATTGAGTCACAATTCTCTGGACCTTCTTTTGGAGAGAAGGTAAGCGAAGAATTGAAAAAGAAACAACAGAATCAGTTGACACCTCCTAAAAAATAATCTAATATTTCCACATTCGTACTATCCCAGGTGGTCTGGGACGTACGCTAAACCCGAAAGGGACAAAGTCTACTATCCTCCCAATAGGACGTAGAAGGAGCAAAGCAATGTCCGGTAATAGTGAGAATCTTTTTCCAAACTTGTGGGGCGGCGGCGGAGAAGATATAGCCACCGTAGGTGCGGAACCTGCTGCAGATGGTGGGTCAGTCAGTGCTGACTCGTATGTACCACCTGTCGATATTGACTCTGAGGGCGGTGCCCAGCCAGTTGATATTGACTCCGAGACGCAGTCAGGCCAAGTGGCTGGCTCCGCAGGACAGCCGGAAGCGCAGGGAGAGGTGGAATACCTCGATTTGACTGACGAGACTGGACGCAAACGCATCAAGATTGATTGGGCAAATAAGGATGCAATCAAGAAAGCCATCTCGATGGCAGCTGGTGCCCGCAAGTGGCAAAACGAGCGAGACCAACTTCGCAAGAACCTGGAAGAAAGGGAAGCACAATACAAGGATGTGCAGACGGCATGGGATGCTGTGGAGCAAGCCTATACTTCTCAAGGTCTTGAAGGTCTGGTAGATTTGCTGGCCAACAAGCAGGGTGCTTACACTGAATGGCTACAAAAACAAGTTGATAAGGAACTTGCAAAGCGCGATGCAACTCCTGACGAACTTGAGAAAATTCAACTCCGCGAACGGCTTGACCGGATTGAGAGAGAACGCAGCATTGAGTCGAAGCGTCTCAAGGAACGAGAGGAAGCTATCGCCAAGGAACGTGCGGCGGCTGAAGAAGCGGCTCTCCAATCCGTTGTCAACCCTTCGTTTGACCGTGTCCGATTCGCTGGCACGTTGGGTAATGAACAGCTCGAAGACAGGCTCGACCGTACGGTCTGGTCCGAAGCTATCGACATTCTTTCCAACATCGAAGAACAACAAGGTAAGCAGGCAATTACTCCCGCCATGACTCGCCGCGTGTTTGAAGAAGTTGCCAACAGTCTTAGACAAGGTATGAATATCAAAGCGAAAGAAGAGGCAGCAGTCGCAGCTGAGGCCCGCAAAGCTAATGTCGCAACCAAGGTTGCAGCAAAAGCCCAGACAGTACAAGGGAGTAGACAGACAGACAAGGAATCTTTTAATAAACATATTGCGGATAATAACTGGGCAGCTGCCCTTTCCAGTATGTTAACTGGCCGCGTAAAATAAGGAGTAAATTCTCATGGCATTCGACCCAATTGCAGGCGTAAACGGCGTCGGTGGACTTCCCCTCGGTAAGTTCCTCCAGATTGCCTTCACATCCGGTGTGTTCAATCAGTTGAACCGCACCTTCCCAGACTTTGAGATGGTTAAGAAGTTCCGCGTTGGCGACCCCAACTGGCGCGAGCAACGCTTCCTTCTCCAGACCTCCCTCGGGCCATCGGCAGTTCAGTATGCCAACCCCAACTTCAGCGCAAACTTTCCAAAGGCTCAGCGCATTGGTATCAGCGAGAAGATTGCTGTCTCCAAGGAACTCGACGCTACTGTGGAAATCGAGTACAACCTGTACAAGAAAGCACTGAACAGCCCCCTCAAGTATGCAGAGCCTCTCGCTCTCGAAATGCAATCTAAAGCTATCGCTACCAAGCGTCGTATCGCTGCAGACCTCTACGGCGACGGAACAGGCGTTATCGGTACCGTTGCTTCGGCTTCTGTCTCGGGCGGAAGACTTGTTGTTGTCCTCGACACAGCAAACGCAGCTCGCGGCCACGTCGGTCTCTTTGAGTATGGAGACCTCGTAATTTGCCGTACCGCTGCTGGTGCAGCTCAACAGCCTACTGTTTCTGCTGGTTCGATTGTAGCTCTCCGCGTTGTGAGCCGCAGCCGTAAGACCAACACTGTAACTCTTGAAGCTGTTAACTCTGATGAGTCAGTTTTGACCGTTGCAACTGTCGGTGATGTTTCTGCAGGTGACTTGGTTTACCGTGCAGGCCAGTCGGATGTTCCTGACCTCTCCGGCGCAGTCGCTGATTACGGAACTGTCTCGAACGTGTTTGCTGGTTTCGAGTCACTCTTGGCTAACGACGGACGTATCGTTCACGGAATCCAGATGAGCGGAATCACAGCCGGTACTCGTATCGACTGCTCGGCTCAGTTGATTGCCCTCAAGTATGTGCAGGAAGCACTGAGCGAAGCTAAGGTCGCAGTCGGCCAAGGCTTGTACAAATGGGATATGCTCGCTATGTCTCCTGAAGCACGCGACTCGCTCGTGGAAGCTGATGAAGATAAGCGCCGCTTGACTGTAACTGACAGCCAGCGCGTTCAGGGTGCGAAAGCATTCGTGTTCCAGCACGAGAACGACACGCTCGAAGTTATCAGCTCCGAGTACATTAAGCAGAAACGTGCATACGCTCTGCCTAAGCAATCGGCTGGTCAGTCTGCAATGATGCAGCTGTACTTCACCGAAATGACTCCTGTGGACGTTGGTTCCGGCAAGCTCCACCTCAAGCCAGCTTCTGGCGGAGGCCATGAGCGCCGTATCGCTTCCTACATGGAAGGCCAGATTGCCCTCCTCTGCACTCACCCTGCAGCAGGCGTGGTCCTGGAAAACTTCACCATCTAATGCTGTGAAGTCCTAGATTAAGGTCCTACGTCCGTGCCTGGCACTTGCGTAGGGCCTTTTCTTTTGCTACACTTCCCAAGACCTGACAGACCGCAGGGCTGTCGCCCTGAAGTGGAGGACTCACAAGTGGCCACCAGTCGTACCCGAAATCTACGCCTCTTCCTGTCCTCGGGCCTGAGTACAGAGGCCAAAGCCAACTTGGAAATTTTGGACCGTCTCGGCGGCGTATATCAAGTTGACAATTCAGAAGCAGTTAATATCCGTAGTAAAACAGACATCCGTCTTCTTCCTGGCGACCCCTCGGCAGGCGGTAATGGAACCAGCAGCCTTTACGTCGGCTCAGAAGCTACACCCGTAGCAGAATTCAAAGTCTATGCAAGTGTCTTTGAACTAAATGGTTCACTCCGTTTGCCTGACTACCTAGTACCACTTGCTACCCGCAAATATCTTACCATCCGCTATGACTCAACTAAACAAGGTGCAGCAGATACTGCAGCCAACCGTGAACTTTTGCTCGATATTCAAAACGGTAACCGCGCACTTGTCCTTGCACAAGACCTGGAACTTGCAGGCGGATTTAGTACAAAGTTTAACACAACCGCAGCTACAGAAATTACGTTGCCAGTCACAGGTACAGTAGCTACACTTGCTGGCGAAGAGACGCTGACCAATAAGACAATAGATGCTACCCCGGGAGTCAATGAGATTACCGGCATCGTCAACGCATCCATTGCTTCTACGGCAGCCATTGCCTACTCTAAACTCAATCTTGCAGGGCAAGTAAATAACGCAGATATATCCAGCAGCGCAGCAATCGCGGCAACAAAGATTGCCGTAGCTGCCATTGCAAACATTTCTGCCACAGACTTGCAGTCAGCCCTTTCGGAACTTCAGCAGGACATTGACACACGTGCAAAGACTGCAGACTTCGATGCACACACGGGAGCCACGGCAGCACATGGCACAGCCAGTGCAATCGTAGGCGTCTCGGATGCACAGGTATTGACCAACAAAACTCTGCAATCTCCACACATCACTACACCTACCGGGATTACCAAGGCAGATGTGGGCCTGGGCAATGTAGACAACCGCTCAGACGAGGAGCGGCGTACCCTCTCTCAGACACTACAGAACAAGAGCATGAGCGGTCAGGAGAACACCTTCTCCGCCATTCCCTACTCTGCACTCAGCATGAGCAATAGCATTGTCAATGCAGATATTGCATCCAATGCCGACATCGTCTACGGAAAGCTGCAATTGACCGGCAGTCTCAAGAATACTGACTGGTCTTCGCAATCCGGTGACAGGCTTTCCGGCGAGAAGGTGGATGCCAAGTTTGGTATTCAGTTTGCCGAATCTGAATCAGGCTTCAAGATTGGACAAACCTTCAAGACTACACTCGGAATCCAGAGCCAGACACAGGACCTCAACTTCAAGTTTCCATCCAACGCCGGTGGTCAGAACTATGTGCTTGTCACGGACGGTCTGGGCAATACAAGCTGGTCTGTTTCACAGGCAGGTGGTTCTGTATCCAAGGTAGGCTTGACCGCACCAAACATCTTTAGTGTGACAACCCGCGACGGCTCTGGTGCAGTAATCCCTGTCGAGCCTGGCGACTCTATTCCATTCATTACAGCTACAGGACAATTTGACATAGTCCTGGCTAATCAGACAGCCAACAAGGTCTTTGCTTCTCCTATCGGTTCTACAGGTACGCCGGACTTCCGTCAGCTGCAAGAAACAGACCTGCCATCTCCTTTGAATAGTTCAGCTAACCGTAACCAGATGATTTCGGACCAAGTGAATGCGACTATTCAAGCAGCCACAGGATTGACTTGGAGTTACAATTCAGTCAACCGTACACTGACTCCGACCTTGAATATCGGTGCATTCAGTACCACAGACTTGCCTGAAGGCGCACGTCTCTACTACACGGATGCTCGCGTCAATACCAAGGTCAAGGGAATGATTGCCGTCAATGATGGCGTCACCTCTGGTGTCACCATCGCCCACGGCTCAGGCCCTGATTCGATTACATTCAGCCTACGTCAAGCAACCATCAATACAGACAATATTACTGAAGGCTCAACAAACAAATTCTTCAGCGATGAGCTGGCTCAGGATGCCATCAATGCACTACTTATCGACTCTACTGAGATTGCTAAAACTTATGACGATACTGGTAACCAGCTTAGCTTTGCTCTTAAAGTTACCGGCGTTACTAACGGCAGCTACGGTAGTGCTTCCAAAACTGTTACAATCGCTGTAGACAATAAGGGTCGCCTGACCTCTGCAGCAGAACAAAGCATTGCTATCCCAGCTGCACAGATTACTGACTTTACCGAGGCTGTACAGGATGTCGTAGGAGCTAACCTCGTAGGCTCCTCGAATGACCTGCAAGCTACCTACGATGATGCCTCCAATGCCTTGACCCTCACGCTCAAGAAAGAGGCTATCACAAGCAAAACACAAGTCAGCCCTGCAGCAGAAGATTATCTACTTATTTCAGATGCTTCCGACTCGGATAACCTCAAGAAGGTTAGCCTGCAGGCTATCGCCAATCTGTCCGGTGCCAACTTCACCGCGACCTGGGCAACAGCAGATGGCACAAGTAAAGTTATCACACATAATCTAGCAAGCCGTGATGTACTCATTCAAATCTATTCACTGGACACCTTTGAGGATATTTTGGTAGACTCCGTCGTGCGTACTGATGTAAACACAGTGACATTGACTGCGTCTGAGGTACCCACTGGTTCTGGCTGGAAAGTTCTAATAAGGAGAATCTAATAATGAAAGTATTTGGTCTTTGGGAACGCCTGACTAGAATCAAATTCTTTGACGGAAAAGAGATTACGGTAGAGCCGGCAACACAGTCCGGCGCTTCAGATAAAACTATTAATATCCCTGACATGGGAGCTGATGCTGCCCAGACACTCGTCCTCGACAAGCAGACACAGACACTCGAAAAGAAAACACTCACTTCGCCCGTTATTGACGGCACGGCTGCAACTCCTGCAGCTGGCAAAGTAAATGTAGCATCGGCTGCCAATAAGTTGTTGGTTACAGGCGAGAATGGTAGCGCAGCCACCATCTCCACAGAGAGCCTCACAAACGGACGCACATTCACGCTGCCAGATACAAGCGGTATCTTGGTCACACGTAGTGACAGCGGTACAATTACTTCGGCAATGATTGCTGATGGAACTATCGTGGACGGCGATGTCAGTGCAACGGCAGCTATCGCAGGAACCAAGGTTAGTCCTAACTTCGGTGCACAGACCATAACTACCACAGGTGACTTGAGCGTAACCAATGCAACCGTAACTGGCCTCAATACTGCAGGCGTTGTCCACAACAGCGTTGCAGGTGCACTCTCTACCTCTCTCATCGTTGACGCAGATGTTTCTGCTACTGCAAACATTGCAGGTAGCAAGTTGGCCGACACATCGGTCTCCATCGGCAAACTTTCCACAGTCCTTGCAGATGCCAACAAGGTTATCCGTAGAGACGGTACAGGCGTAATCGTCAGCGGTAACAGCATCCCGGATAACACGGCAATCCTGACTCAGGATGGAGCTAACAGTAACGTCAAATTGAAAACCTTCGATGGTCTCGTGACCCAGGTTGCAGATTCCGCTCTGACTAACTTGTCTCCTGGAACAAACGAAGTCTTTGCTACGAATCGCACGGGTCTTATCACCCTGACTGCAAGTGTGGCTGGTTCGTACATTGTCAACCAAATAAATGTGCAGAATAGTGAAGGCCAACATCTGGTCATCCTGAACCGCTCTGGCGGCTCTGTTCTTATTGACAATGAATCAGGCTCTAACGCAAGTCGTCAAATTATTACAGGCACAGGTGGCCCAGTCAGTCTGGCAGATAAGGCTGCCCTCTTCCTCGTCTACCGCACTGGCACCGTCAACAAATGGACAGTGGTAGGTGGTACAGGCGGTGGAGCAGGCGGTACAGTAACTCAGGTCACCACACCCGCACCTCACGGCTTTACAAATGCTGCAGACAAAGGCAAGGTCCTCTATCTCAACGGCACTACCTATACCTCTGCAATAGCTACCGCAGCCAATACAGCTGAGGTTGTAGGTATCCTGGCCAACGTCATTGACGCAGATACATTCGAGCTGGCTACAGGCGGCGCAATCGAGGTTATCTCGGCAGATGACTTCGAGGGCGGCTCAGTTCCCGGCGTAGGCGAGGCAGTCTTCCTCTCGGCTAGTGAAGCAGGCAAGATGACCGCGACGGAGCCTAGCGTAGTCGGGCAAGTCAGCAAGCCACTCGGTATCATCTTCTCCTCTAGCCCAGCCAAGATGTTCTTCTACAATATGCGCGGGACAGTCGTAGGTGCAGCCAATGCCCGCACAACTATCTCGCTTGCTAATAATACAACCACCTCTGTACAAGATGCAGCCAACTACGAAGCTGGTTCATTGGCTGGTACTGTCTTCATCGACGGCACCGTCAATACACGCTTCTATGTGCAGGCACAGTTCGCAAAGAATGGCAACGCGACAGACTTCAATCTGTCCTACCAGACAACCGGCGATACACCTCCGACAGGCTTCAGTGTGAGCATAACTGCCGCAGGGATGATTCAAGTCACATTGCCAAACGTGGCAGGATTTACGTCGGCATACATTAACTACGCCCTGAATGCCCCGGCAGTGGGAGCAACGCTGCCCTTGAGTATTAGTGTAGGTTCTATTGTTCCAGACGGTTCTGCAATATCGCCACTTGGTTTTGCAAATGTTACATCAACCGGAAACTTTAACATAACCTCTACCGGCCCCAGTTTGTATCGAGTTGTTGTAGCTTCTCCTGCGGCCCCTATTACAGCAGTTCTGCCCACTAACGTAAAAGCGGGATACAGAGTACGAATTGAAGTTGAGCTGACTGGCAGTACAGAAACAAACTGTTTCTTTACTTCTCCGTCAATCGCCGAAGCTCAAATTAATGGTACTGGATTTGTAGAGCTTATGGCATTAATAGACAATCCTAGCACAGCGGCAAACTGGAAAGTGTTAGATGTCAGCGAGGTGTTCTGGCTCGCAAGAACGTGGACTCTTGCTAATGCTAGTGGAAGTTACAATTTAACGCTATCTCGTAGAAATAAATTAGCCAATATACGTATTCCAAATATTAATACTGGTGCAACCATAACAAATGCAACAGCAGCAATGGATTTTGGTTCAGTTCCTACGCGATACGCAATAGGAGCCGGAGTTACCATGGCTAATGTGGCTATTAGATATTCTGGTAATGGTGGATTAGTTTTGGGTGCTGGTTTGTTTTACTTTAACAATGCGTCAATACAATCTTATTATACCGCTGCCGGAGCTGGCTATCCATCTGGTTGGAACTTTAACAACATTCCTTCGGATACTTTTAACTTCACGTACCAATTGACATAAAGCTACGACGAAGCAAGGCCGGAAGGCCGCAGATGAGGAGATAATCGAACATGAGCAACACAGCACTACTAGGGGCATACGGAGACCTGGCTAACTCCGGCCTAAATTTCAGAAATTTGCTGATTAACGGTAACTTCGATATTTGGCAGCGCGGGGGCAGCTTAGGGCCGTTTACTGCAGATGCGTATGTTGCAGACCGTTGGCGTATAACAAAGAATGATACGGTAAACTTCAGTGTAGACCTGGGTGTGTTTGGTATTGGACAAACCGATGTACCAAATAATCCAAGATATTTTCATAGACTAAGATTAAATGCTATCGGAACTGCCGTTGAATTTGTCGCAACTTCACAGCGTATAGAAGATGTTACGCGCACTTCTGGACAAACTTTGACTCTTTCTTTCTGGGCAAGGGCAGACCAGGCACTTACAATCAATCCGGCAGCTGGTACAAATCAGGGCGCAATTACAATTAATCAAAACTTTGGTACTGGCGGAAGTCCCTCTACTGCGGTCAATACGATTGTACAACAATCTCAAGCAATCACAACTACTTGGACTAAATATACATATACGTTTACAGTGCCTTCAGTATCTGGTAAAAGTTTAGGCACAGACGCAAACAGTTCTTATCTGCAAATCTCTATATTCCCATTGGTAGCAGGAAATGCTGGACGATATATTGACATCGCCCAAGTACAGCTCGAAGTCGGAAATACTGCGACACCATTTGAAAGAAGACCGTACGCGCTTGAACTTGCGTTGTGTCAGAGGTATTGCTTAGTAACTACGACCAATGCACCAATGTATTTAGTTGGACAGGTTGATGTCTCTAATACACGGTCTTATTTTAGTATTCAAAAAAGTATGAGAGCCGCCCCTACTCTTTCTCCAACTGGGGTTTCGTATCTTTTTGACAGTACAGGAGAGGTTGGTTTAACTAATGAAAATTATACAATAATGGCTGCTGACACAACCGGATTTAGATTTTATGTAAATAGAAGTAAAGGGTCGGTGAATTGGGTACCGATTGGTATAACTTTTGTTGGAATCATATCTGCAGAACTATAAGAACTTGAAAGGAACTAAAACATGGCAAGCAGCGCAATAACAGGCCCAATCCTATCCGACGTAAGACGCGCCCCAGCAGGCACCGCAGCGGCACCGTCCTTCGCCTTCAACGACTCGACGGGCACGGGCGTGTACCTGGTTTCGGCAGGCGTGCTGGGCCTCAGCACGGCAGGCGTGCAGCGCGTCGTGGTGGACGCCAGCGGGAATGTCGGGATTGGGACGGCGAGTCCTGCTAGAAAACTACACGTAGGCGCTTCTGGGTCTGTATACGCTACAATTAGAAACAGTACTGATAACGTCAATACTACTATTGGAGCCACTACGACAGATGGTTGGGTAGGGACTGAAAGTAATCACCCTTTAGTGATATATACAAACTCCACAGAACGCATGCGCCTCGACGCCAGCGGGAACTTGCTGGTAGGTATAACAAGTAAAATGGGTGGAGGAATTACTGGCTTAGACCTCAATTTAGGTACAAATCCCGGAATTACCTTCGGAGCATCTGGTGTACAAAAAGGATTTTGGTACACATATCCAGCCGGTTCACAGCTTCGTTGCGAATCAGCTCCAGGCTACACAATAGCAATGTCTTCCGGTGGAGTAAGTGGCGTCGTGCTTACTAACGGAAATAATCAATGGTCACCACTTTCATCTGATGAACGTAAAAAGAAAGATTTTGAACCAACGCAAGGTCTTGAAACAATTCTCAAGATTGAACCAGTAAAATATCGCTACATAACAGACGATACTGAAAGACCAAAACGTCTTGGTTTTACTGCACAAAATATCGCAACTGCTATTCCTGAAATGGCTATTCCGAATGGTGAAAAGGCAGAAGATGGTAGCGACTACTTGACTATCATTCCTGACTATCTCTTGCCGGTATTAGTAAATGCAGTCAAGGAGCTTAAAGAAAAGAACGACGCACTTGAAGCCCGCCTCGCTGCCCTGGAATCTAAATAATGTATTCGCTACAACTCAAACACTTAGCAGACAAGGCTCGGCCCTGGTGCAATACCAGGCTGGGCTTTCCTGCAAAAGTCGGTCCCTCATCTAGCGATTCGGAAGGCGACCTCGCGGCAAGCCGCTCGTCGCAAGGCGATTGCGTCCTCTTTAACGGCCTCCTGAGCTACGCAGGCGTGGAAGAAGCACTCGGATATGTCCCGGCCTGCATCGCTGAGAATGGAAGACCCGTAAGGTCGCCAGACCTCCTCAGCGAGCCTAGCGAGCTGGACGGCTTCAGTAAGGACATGCTCCTCGGGGTTCTGCTGTGGACCCTGGTCTCGCGTGACCCTGCACCCCTCGAAAGACTCATAGGGTACGTCAATCGCACTGGCTGCCTCTGCCCGAAGGCGTCGGATAGACGCTGCACCCTGACTCCCCAGATGACTTACCTGACAAACAAAGTAGCGAAGGCTGTGGGCTGCAAGGCTAAATTAAAGAACGACTGGCTCCCCTCGTGGTTGTTTACAACCCTCGAAATAGCGTCAGCTATCGCGACCCCACTTGGATACCAGTGCCATCTTTTGTCGGTCAAAGCCCTTGTCATGCAACTCCTCGGCCACTCTTCCTCCGTGCCTAGCATTCTTGCCCGGCGTGACTCTGGAAACCCGTGGTTCCTCTGGCTTGACGGGCAGGACGATAAGGCAGCCCTGACTCTGCTTAGCCTGAATATCCAGCCCGGCAAGGGAAGCCAGTGGAGCTGGGAAAGAGATAGCGCTGAGAAGGCGTGGAAAGATTCGATGGGATGGGATATAGTCTTTCTGTGTAACTTGTTACTCAGGGAGACAAACAATGGAAGTTAGCAGCATTGCAACACTCTTGGCCGGCCCCGGCGGAGCTATGGTTCTGCTGGCTCTTGTCCTCTGGATGGCCTGGAAGTTGGCCACCAAAGCACTCGATATAGTTCATACCCATCTTACCAAGATTGAAGAAAAATTTGATGTATTAACTGGCGCTGTACAAGAGCGTCTTTTTGAGGTAAAAGAATCAATAGACGAGGTACAGCGGGGAGTTAACTCTGCTAATCGTAAACTTCGCATTGTCAAAGAAGGAGAACGCGAAAATGATGAGCATGCTTAAAGGTATGGGAATGCCTAAGAAAAAGAAACCATCGGAAGCACCAATGCCTGGTATGGAAGCAGAAGGCGCTGAAGGTGAAGCACCTGAGAGCGAAGTCGAAATCAACCTGGGCGACCTCGGCGGAGAAGCTGAAGGCGAAGCAGGAATGGAAGAAGCACCTTCGATGCTCGCAGATGCCAGTGACGAAGAACTGCTCGAAGAAATTAAGAAGCGCGGGCTTAAAGTATAAGCCTCATATACTGGAGGCTCAGGACGATGGCTAAGGCACTTACAACCAAAGACCTAATCATGGCTGTCCGTAGTCAGCTTGACGAAGACAACACAGCCAGCATTGATGATGACCGTGACGTAATACCGGCGCTGAATCGTGGCTTCTCGAAAGCCTATTCGGTGCTGGCTCGTCGTTATCCAGACCCATTGCTGACCTCCATTACCTTCTCCCCTACTGCAGATAAAGCAGACTACGACATACCCGAAGACGCCTTCGAGGACCGTATCGAAAAGATTGAGACTATCCAGAATGGTTCAGTCTTTCCTGTACGCCGCGTAGACTTCCGTGACCTGCTTTATTTCGAGACACAAGGTTCAGCCAACTCGCCACTTGCGTGGGCATCCATTGGCCGTACTTACCGTGTAGCTCCTAAGCCTACTGGCAATTACCAATTCCGCATCTGGTATCTCAAGGAACCGCCAAAGCTAGGACTTGAGCAGGGACGTATCACGGGCGTCAACGTGACAGCAAACTACGTAACTGTCGATGTTGCCGGAGAAAGTTTGGAATCAGCTATTGACTCTAACAATGCTTATGTTAATGTAATTGATAAGGACACAGGCGTCGTCAAGAGTTCTCATCAGATTCAGAACATTGTCGGTAACCGTCTCCTCTTCCGTGCCATCCCAAGCCGTGAAGAAGTATATGGACAGACTATTAGCCGGACTATACCTGAGACTGTGCAGTTGGATGATTACATCTGCCTGGTCACAGATACTTGTATTTCACCCCTACGCAATCCGCTTGCAAATTATGTTATTCAGTTTGCTATTGCGGAACTTACCAGGAAGCTAGGTGGCGAGACAGACATGGAGATGCGTGTCCTTGACCAGATGGAGAAGGATGTAGAGCGTCAATGGTCGGGCCGCGAGAACACCAGCCGAGTCAGGAACACAAGCAAAAACTGGATGAACCGCGCTTCAAGATGGCGCGTTACTTGGAATAGCTAATATGTCAGTAAAATCACTTAAAGACAAAATGCCCTGCAACAAACCGACCCGAGCCAATGACGGCAAGCACGACTACAAAGTCAAGGCATGCAAAGATGGCAAGGAGAAGCTGATTCGTTACGGGGACGCCTCAATGCCGAATAGACCAGATGAACCGGGCCGCCGAAAAGCATTCCGGGACAGACATAACTGCGACGAGAAGAATGATAAGTTTACCCCAGGATACTGGGCCTGCAGGAAGCCGGCTTGGTGAAGAATAATAGGAGAAACAACTATGCCACTCAAATCAGGAAAGTCAGACAAGGTAATCAGCGAGAACATAAAGGCCGAAATAGCTGCAGGGAAACCGCAGAAACAGGCAGTAGCAATTGCACTGAGCAAGGCCGGGAAAAGCAAGTATCAGAATCTCAAAGGGAAAATGCCCAAGAAAGAAGAAAAGAAACCCAAGAAGGAATAGCCTAATTGGGTCTCTCGGTGGTAGCTTCCTTATAGCATGGCGCGAATCTCTACGCAAGTGCTACATATTTTGGGAGACCACAGATGGCACAGAATTATGCTTCCGTACCTGAAAAAGACCTTGCCTCCGGTATCAACCAGCAAGCACCCGAAGATTCAATCCCAGCAGGTTTTGTCGAGCATGCCCTCAACGTAGACTTCAATTCAGAAGGTCTCGTCGAGAAACGTGCAGGCTTTCGCAACTACCTCGGCAATCTACCCATCCGCGTTGCAGCAGTAAAGCAAGAGAACGGTACACCCGATAAGCTGGTGTTCCAGATGACAAGCAATGAGCATCCCAATCTAGACATCGACCTGTCCAACGTACCGCCCGGCCCAATCCTCGTCGTAGGACGTACAGCCGATGGAATAAATGACTTCGGTGAAACGTACACCTCACAGTACTACCCGACCTTCGAATCCAATCCACGTAAAGTTATTTTAGCCAGCCATTCAGGCAGTCTAAGTTTTCCTCAGTCAGAACACGGCAACAATACATCAAACCTATTTATCGCTTGTGTAGAAAGCCTAAGTCAAACAAACAAGAATAACAAGTTCTTATTTCTCAACGGCATTGAGATTGATACAACTACATACGATGTAACACTGCCCTACGACAATACGGACGGCGAGATAACTACTTTTGTCTACGCCCTGGAATTGCCTAGCATTGCAGGCGTAAGTTATAGTGCGACATACGGAACTGACCTTGTTCCAGTAAACAGCGTCACAATTACGGCGGCTGTCCACAACCTAAACACTTTCAATATCTTGTGCAGAACCTACGAAGTAAGTGGAGGCTTCTACAAGGAAGTCCTCCCGACTGAACTAATTGTAAACGAGAACACAGGCCAGGTAGATGTTACTTTCAGCGAATCAGGTGTGTACAGAGTCATGCTCTACTCTGTCCCTGTGGCGCAACAATTGATTGACTCGGTAGGCGGAAATGTTGCCAATGCCGAATTTGTAATACCAAATCTGGAAGGAGATTTTCTTTTTCTGGATTGTTTTCTGCGCGATGCAGCTACCGGAAATCTTGCCCGGGTAATGCCAAACGAACTAACCGTAGATGCGGTTGCAGGGACAGCTACTGTCAGCTTCGATAACCCTTTCCCTGTCTCGCAAAACATCGTCTTTGTTTGGGAATATGCTCAAGTTAAAAGTACAACCATAACAGTAACCCCTATCAATACAGTTACCGCAAATGCCTTCGATGCACAGCCAGAGCTATCTGTCTACGGTCTCGTAGCAGAAGAATTGTTTCCAACCAAGGAAGCTCCTCGCAGTGGCTGGGTACAGCACATCGACACCTACAAATCGGAAGGCTACAACACAGTTGTGGCTGGTTTAGGCTGGAATCTCTTCCAAGCCACCAAACAGGCCGATGCAGCCCCTTACCTCAAGGCTTCAGTACTCTACCCCTCCCTGCGTGCCAGAGCACGTGCCACGGCCCTCTTAGCGCCTCTTTTTCACGAGCTGGTAGAAGACCCAGCTTTCATCGTGAGAACCAGGGGAGCTATCACATTTGAGGGTGGAGCATCTGGCTGGGCACGTATCCTGTCCATCGAGTGGTCAGAGACAGACCAGGGTTACTGGGTTACACTCAGTACTCCCGATAGACAGAATGTTCTCAAAGGAGCAGAACCACTTGTTGTACCCTTCACGGATACCACACGTTACGGTGACCTGCTTTCCCTGCGCGGAGCAGAACTGAAATCCTTTGATGGCGAATGGCCAATTTGGAGCCTGCAGACTACAGCCAGCGAAAGTTGTAGCTTCCTGATTAAACCAGGATTCACTTCACAAGATTACAATTGCCTCGATTCTGGTGAAGCAGGAGTATTCACTGACCGCTTCTCGATTGACCACCGTCCTTTGCTGACACGTGGAGACCTCATCTCTGCACAGTCCTTCCCTCAAGGAACACAACTTGGCTATATCGGAACAGACCGTTCAGCTGAGCCTTACATGTATGTATCTGGCGTGGTGGAGGAGATTCAGGTAGCGAATGGTCAGCTTATCAATCTGAGCAGGACAGATAAGTATTGCTATGGTCCGAGGTCAGCTAGTGGTCAGGATAGGTCGTTTAGCTTAGATAGGGCTGTGCTGAGAGGTGATAGCTTAGCTATAGCTGGGAGAGCGGAGCCGGTAGAGGTGGCGTACGTTCTGAGTTCAAACTTATCTAACGTCACAGCGGTTGTCAATAACGAAATTTTGACGCTAACAGGTGTCTCGAATGCCCGCCAGTTCTCAGTCGGACAGAGGGTGCTTGTACACGATTTAGGCTATGATGCTGCAGAGTTCGAGGTTTCTGAAATAGGTATTGACAATAGTACGCTCACCCTTGCCGCTCCTGGTGTCCTGAATATGCCAGCATTGACTGGTTGTATTATTCTTGCACAAATGCAACTAAGTGAGATTACAAGTATTGCAGATGACTCATTCAACCGAGGTACATTTACAATAGAAGGTCGCTGGGAAGCTGTCGAGAAACCTCAGATTGATACAGCCAACCTGACTCTCTACAATGCCGTAGACAAAAGAATGACTGAACATTTTCATGCAAACGAGTACGGTACACAGGTTCCGGTACGCTCAACCATGAGTCAGAACAACCTCTATCTGACCAACGGCTATGACCCAATACAGAAGTTTGACGGCTTTAACATATATCGAGCAGGTGTACCTCGCTGGAATCCTCAGTTGTTTGTACGGAGACAGACTTCTGGTGCAATTGCGACAGGCGGAACTTGTTGGTATTACTTCCGTATTGGCGGACGCGATGCTAATGGAAACTTTGTCGTCGGTGCTACGACAGGTGTACAAGACTATAAAGTAACTATTGACAACGGAACAAGTATTCATCTCCGGTTGGTAGGACTGCCTGTCTGGGATAACTATGATTTTGAGAAATTAACCATCCAAATTTACCGCACTCAACTTGTCGCAAGCGGTACTCCGGTACCTCCTTTCTACCTTGTTGGTGAAGTGGAGATGCCTCAGACCATGGGCGCAGGATACATTGATTTTGTAGATACGGAATCAAATTCAACCATAGTCAGCTTGCCACAGGACCGAGAGATTGTTTCTACTGCGGGAGACCAATTATCAGCCGTAACACTTAGTGAACCGCTACGTGCAAAATATATTACCTCGCTTAATAACCGCATTGTTCTCGGTAATCTGCGCGGCTATCAGGCTATGAGTCTTCGCTTTGTCAAAGCTAGTGCAGCCATTACTTTTGATGATTTTGTAGGAAAGACCTTTACTGTCTATAACGATGAAGATGACCAAGTTTCTATAGGTATTTCTAGTCGGATAACTTGTGAATATGTTTCAGAATATCACGAGATAGACGTGGCAACAATTGCTTCAGGCCGACTATCAATTACTCTCAAAAGTGCTGACGCATTTCCTTACGCACCATTAGTCGGAGATTGGGTCTATTTGCACCACGTCACCAATGACGTAAGCAGTAGTGGAGAAACGAAAGGTGTAGGCTGGTTTCAAATTATTGGTACCGCACAAGGCGCTGCAAGTAATCCCACGACAACATCTTTAACTGTCTATGCTCCCGGTGAAGGTACAGTTAATGCAAATATTTCTTGTGATTCTGCTGTTATTCGTTCTTCGACTAGCCCGGCAGGAACTGTTCCTATTTTCATAAATGCAGCCCATGCTGATAAATGTTTTCAGCAAAATGGCGGTAATGACAATAACGTGTTGACTATCATGAATCGTACGGCTGCAGCAATCAACTCAGCTATGCGTCAAGTCAATACAAATCTCAATGGACAGTCCTCTTTCAAGCCTTGGATTATGGCCGATTCAGGTGGTGAGTTTGACCTGGGTACGTTGAGACTGCGTAAGCCAAAAGATGGAGCCAGCTTTGCATTCAAGATGGACTTAACTAATAGTTCTCTGCAGATTATCTACACAGGTTTGCAGTACAAGGCAGGTGTGGTGCTGCTCGAAAGTGAGGCTCCCATCTTCCCAAGCCGTGTCATCTATTCTTACCAAAACTATCCTGAACTATTTAATAAAGTAGACCAGCGACTGATTACATTGGCCGACGATGATGGAGTACTGCCTGTCGATGTGAATGCCGCCGATGGTCAGGAAATTACTGGCATAATCCCATTCTTCGGTGAGTCGGCCTTCGGTCAGGCTACACGCGAATCTTTGCTTGTCGTCTTCAAGACAAACTCTGTTTACCTGGTTGACTTGCGTGTCGGTAATGACGGACGTGTCGCTGGGGAAGTACAGAAGATTGAATCACAAGGATTGGGCTGCACGGCTCCTTACTCGATTGCTCCTACCAAGGATGGCATCATGTTTGCCAACGAGTCGGGCATTTACAAGCTGACCAGGCAGTTGACTGTCGAACCGATTGGCCAATTCGTAGACCGCATTTGGCGCGAGGAAGTTGACCTTAATCAGCTTGACTTGGCGCAGGGACACCATTTTGGCGTAGGACGACAATACAAGCTAAGCGTTCCACTGCAGGACGCTACCAGTAACTCGGATGTGCTTGTCTATGAACATACCCGTGAATCACGTGGACAACCCGGCTCGTGGACACGCTACGATAATCACGTCGCAACCGGCTGGGCTAACCTCTTTGCTGATGAATTCTTTGCAACTACGCATGCACGTGTCTGTACTCGCCGTAACTCCGCGACTAAATGGGACTACTCTGACCGTGGGTCAGCTATTGTGGCTACCGTAGCCCTGCGTCCCAATGACCTGGGTATCCCTAACATTCGTAAGAGATTGCTGCATGTTAGCGTTCACTTCCGCAATCCACAGGAAGAGAATCTCAACATCAGTCAGGAAAACACGGTAGTCTCCATGGCTACTGACTTGCATGAGGATTACTACGAGTGCGACAAGTATGAGTCACAGGGTCTGTATTCACGTACTGGCTTGTCTGACTTGGGCTTGTTAAAGGGAGAGACTATTCGCTTTAGTGTACCAACAAGTAAGGCTATTCAGTTCCAGACCAAGATTGATAATGCCGGCATCTATGAGACACTGCAATTCTCGGGAGTTACATTCCGTATTGCAGCCATGAGTACAAAGGGTACCAAGGAAGCTGACGATACCCGTAAGTAAGGAATGCACTTGCATTTTGTTTGAGTTAACGCTAAGCTGTCCACTGCGAGGTGAAACATGGCCAATGGCTCTAGTACATTAGCCCGTATCCAGGGCCGAGGACTTGTCGAGACAACCACGACTGCTGCTGAGCAGACTGGTGCTCAATTGGCGACAACTCCTGCCGGAGCTATGGAACAAGGGCGTGGACCAGATTCAGCTAAGATGGCAGGCACACCTCCTGCCAAAGTCAATGCACTGCGTGTAGCCATGCAGGACGTAGGTTCCCGCAGACTTGGCGCTATTCGTGATATAGCAAAACAAGATATTGAAGCTGACCAACGTGTCACGGGCATACGTCAAAAGGCGTCTGTCCTGGGTCGCCTCGATGAGACAATGGCTACCTATATCAATAAACAATTAGAAAAAGAGTTTACTAACCGGCTAGTTCCCGCAGGGGCTACGCTTAAAGAGGGTGTGTACAAAGATGACAAAGAAAAACGTGATGCTCTGAGTGCTGCTATCGGAAAGATTATTGCAAACACAACAGATAAACCTGTCACAGATGCAGACATCAAAGTAGTTAACGATGCCTTGGCAAGTGTAGGGGCTGGTGCAATTAAGTTGACCAAAGATACATCTGCCCAAATAAATGCTCAGCTTATTGCTTCAAATCTCTACGATAATATGACTCCTGACCAAATGTCTCAAGCCTTTGGTAAAGCCGTAACTGAAGCAAACACAAATACAACTCTCGATAAATTCCTTGCTACTGATTCAGCGGATACTCTTGCACAGGCTGAAGGACTTGCAGATTCGGATGAATTGACGGCATTGCTCAAAAGTATTTTGCCAAAAGGTTCTGACCTTTCCAATATGCGTCTGGGCGATGTTACTGCAGCTATTCAGCAATGGAAGCAAGAAGAATTCAAAGATGTTACAACCTACCAGCAAACCCTTGCTGACCCGACCGCATCTCCTGCACAACGTCAGTTGGCTCTGGAAAATCTTCGCAGGCTTGGTAAGGTTGGCGTACTTGCTCTGGACCAAAAGGTAGGCGACCTCGACGCCCAGATGCAGGATGGCGATACGGTCATGCTTGGTGACCAGTCTTTCGAGATTAGTGAGTTCTTCGAGAAACCTGAAGCACTGGCTCAATTGAAGGGCTGGCTTGATAAACCAGATACTGCTCCGGCTAGTCTCAAAGGTTGGATTGAAGCTAACCGAGATGCTATCCAAAACAAAGTCAATGAATTGTCTCCAGACCTGCAGGACCTTTCAAATAAAGTTGAGGCAAATCTCAAGAATGTTGCCATTGATGAAAATTGGAAACCAGCTGACCAGATTATGGAAGAATTCTTTGGCGACCTTACAAAGCCTAGCTTGGATAATAAGTTCTCCACACTCTCGGCAGATGACCAAGCTAAGTTCAAACTACTGCAGGATGCAAATACAGGCCCTGCAATGAGTGAGTTGCTGGCCACACTATCCAAGAATTCATTTGCACTTAGTGGTACTGGCCTTAAAGGTCCAGACATTTACAAGAATCTTACGGCAGCTGACCTGCAGCAAATCGCTAAGACAGGTGTACAGCCATTTATTCAGAATGTCATTGCGCAGAAACGAGCTAAGGACTTTGTGGCTCAGCCCGCTAATATTGAAACGGCAGGTAGTGAAGTTAGACAATTCCTCGAATTTATTGGTATCCCAGATACAGGTAGCAGTTTTTCGAGACTTGCATCTAATCAGAATCTCGGCGAATTCCAGGACATCTTTAATCAGGCTGGTCTGGGTGACTTAGTCGCAGGCGGGCAATTTAATATTCAAGGACTTAAAGATAAAGTTAAACAACTTGGTTTGACCGGAGAAACTAAACCTTCAGCTTCGATTCTGGATGGCTCCAATCTTAAAGCAATGCGGGAATATTTCTCTACAACTTTGGGTAAGTTAAGAAAAGCTACAGCTAATCCTCCACAAGAATCACTTCCATCTTCATCGCAGGCCCGTGATGAATTATATTACAAAGAGACCGGCAATAAATCCTATCAACAAGCATTTAATGAAAAGATGGGAGAAGAAGGACGGCTGGGCGGAATCAATCATCAGAATATGCTCAATGAAAAAGCTACTCAGCGAGCATTCTACGATGCAAGAAGTTCCGATGAGTATGATGATGTAAGCGATGACCGTGGTGGTTACCCGCGAGTACCGGACCGTCCACGTAAGGGAGAAAACGATGATTCTGAGTACATAGAATCAGAAAAAGATTATCAGGCACGTTTAAGTTATTATGAAAAACGGATGGATAAATACAGACGTTATAAAGAAATATACGATAACTGGCGGAATGCACAGGCAGCACACAAAAAATCAGAAGCTGAATTTTGGAATGTCAAAAATGACCGTATTGCCTTTGAAAATAATCGCTATCAATATGAAAAAGACCAACGCGATGCAATTAAAACTTGGGTAGACAATAAACAATCCGGCATGGATGACAGAAATCAAAAAGTCAGAGCAAGATATACTAAACTCAGTGACATTATTGGAGGGCTTGCTTAATGGCACTGCTAGACCAAGTTAAGAAAAGTCTTACCTCCGGGTTCCAACTTCCGCAGTTCGGACAGTCCGAGCGTATCCGTGAATTGCAGGCAGGTGCAGCCGGGCGTGAAGTGGCGGGCGGAGAAGGTGGACCGCAGCAAGGTTCCCTGGCGGAGACTGTCGCCGCAGCTGCAGCTCAGCAACAACAGCAAGAAGACATACTGCAAGGCCAGGTAGCAGCTGCTGGACTAGAGCAACAAGAGAAAGAACAAGAACAGCAATTCCAACAAAAGACTGCACAGCTCGATGAACAAGTACTCAACGTACGTCAGCAAATGCAAAATAAGACTCAGGAAATATTGCAGGACTTTGTACAACGCCGTGATGAATTGGACTTCAAAGCAAATAGTGCCAGAGTACAATATGCGCTTGCATCTATGCGCTTGAGTAATGACGACTACTTGGATAAGCTAGAAGCAGAGGGGGCGCGTTCCCGTCTCGAAGACCAGAATGCTTTTGAGTGGGAGTTGACACAAACCCTCATGGCTGATGAGATGGAAATGTTCAAGAATGACCTCTCTTTTAAGGCCGCAATGAATGCCGAAGACCGAGAGTTTAAGGAGTATATTGCAGAATTCAATATTGACCAAGCTATACAACTTGCAGCAATTGAATCGGAAGCTGCAGAAACACAGGCACAGTATCAAGCCTATGGTCAAATTCTGCAAGGTACATTACAGGCGGGTTCAATGGTTGCTGGTAGAATGGAAAAGAATGCAGCAAATCTAAAAACTACCGAAACTACTGAAACAATAGAAAGACCCAATACCTTGCTCAGCACAAGCGGTGGTCCACAAGCAGCTCCGCGTACACTTAATACTCAGACTACCGTCATTCCTATGCCAGGAATCTCTCGTGGAGGTTTTGCTCCTCCAAACGATATACCTGACTATTCCCAAGGCGGTAAACCGAAATTTGGATTAACTACTAAAACACCCAATTCGGAGCTAGACATCTAATGGCAACACCTAAGACTTCACAACTAGCCAATCTAGCTTCGCAGTTTCCTTCGATGGCACAGCAAGGACAGCAGATGCAACAAAGTGCAGCTTCCTTTGCAGCTCAGCAAGCCGTCGCAAAGCAGGCAGCTACCGGCCAACGTGTCTCGGCTGCAGATATGGGTGCACAGCTTTACACTGCCCAGGCAGCGGCTGCACGGGAAGCACAACAGAAAGTTCAGCGCGGGGCCATGCAGGTAGGTCAGATGGAACTTCAACGCCAAGGCTTGGAGAAACAACAAATCCTGGCAGACAGACAGCTTGGCTTACAACAGCAAGTAAGAAAGAATGAACAAATCTTGACCCAGCTTGGCGGGGATGTTAAGAATAAGCTGTATGATAAAGCCATGCAATTCCAGAAGGATGAGCTGGGCAGGACCATCTGGTCTCAGACACAACTTATGGATTATGCAGCAAAGAAAGCACAACGCTGGCAGGATTACAGGAATACAGAATTGCAGGTAGCGCAGGTACAAAAACGACGTATGACCCTACTTAAAACTGCTCAAGCTAAGATTCAGCAGACCTTGCAGCAAGAGTTTGCAAAAAGTGAAGCTGCAGCAGATAGAGAATTACAAGATAGATTGACTAAAGCACAGGCTGAGATTAAACGTAAGATTGCAGAAGCAGAAGCAAAAGCTGCAGAAGAATCGGCTCAATGGAGTTCTATGGGAAGTCTTATTGGTGCAGGTCTGGGTATTGCAGCTGGTATTGCAATTACTGTCGGCACAGCCGGTGCAGGCGCTGCAGTAGGAGCAGCTGCAATCGCACAAGGAGCAGCCCTTGGAGCGACCGCTGGCTCTGCTATTGGTAGTGGAGTTGCTGGAGCAACAAAGCCGGGCAGTAAAGGCTATCAACCTAGTCGTGAAGAAATTCGTGGAATGATAAGGAGAAAATGAGATGGCAAGTCTAGCAGGTGCATCTACAAAATTTTTGGATGAAATTAGTGACCTTATCAAGGCCGGAGAAAAGATACCAAAAAATCTCCGCGATATGGCAGAGAGTATGGGCTTTACCAATGCTGTCAAACGCATTGATGCACATAATGCTGGCGAAGAACTTCCTGTCGAACAAGTTGCGGCAAAGGTAGAGAAGAAAGCTCCTGTCAAAAAAGAATCGGTAGCTGAGGCTAAGACTAGCCCAGAGACGATTGATGAACTCAAGAAGAGTTATAAGACAGGCGGCGGCGAAGGTCTGATGGAGACCATCAAAAAACGGCAAGGACTTGAGACGCCTGCTGAGGATGTTGTACCTAAGACAGAATCACAGAAGCTATCAAATTTGAAACAACAAGTAAAAGCTACGACCGAAGTACCAAAAGCTGAAACTATTACCAACGCTCCCGCCGTCCCTGCCAAAGTAAAAGAACTGACCTCCAAGGCTGGTTCTCCTACCGACTCAGTTGAGTTAGAAAATGGCAGAAAATTAACACGAGCTGAGTTTACCGGCATGGGAGGAACCAGTGAAGACTTTGATGCACTCGTCAAGGCGCGTCGTTCTCCTGGTCAAGTACAGATGGATGATGCCTATAATGTCAAAAACATCAAAGAATCTGACACAAAAATTACCGATGTAGATAAGCAGATTGCAGAAAGAAGTGCCAAAGCAGAACGCTTGTCCAAAAAGAAACCACAATTCAGACAAGAAGAGGCTAACCTTAAACGTGAAAAAGCACAGAATGATACTGAGTTAGCCAAACTAAAAGAACAAAAGTCTAACCTCTCTGGACAAAAAGAAGAGGTGGCAAGTAAGACAAGTCCAGAAGCACTCTCGAAACTTCAACAAACAGCTAAACAAAACAGTGACTTCGTCGGTCCACCGAAAGCAGGAGAGGAGCCTACGTCCTCGCCGCTGCCGCCCGGACCTACCTACAAGGAAACACTTATCAAAGGAGCTGCAGGCAATTTCAAACGTGCCGACACTGACTACGCCACGTTCAACAAACAGACAGGCTTTGAGACAAAACTCAATGAAGGTCTCTATAATGTTAAGTTCGTTAAGGAAAGCGGTGAAGCACTTCCTCCTGAGCAAGTTGTCGAACTCAAGAAAGGTATCGTCGCAGCGCAGAAAGAAGGCTCTGCTGGTATTGCCAAGTACGCTAAGGGATTAGCTGCCGGTGGAATACTTCTCGGCGTAGGAAGTCAATTCCTGAAGCCTACAGAAGAAGCGGTACAGAAGGTAGAGCCACAGAAAGTTACTCCGCCAACACCTGCACCAACCGAACCTACGGCACCGGCAGTTCCGTCTGCGCCTAAAGCACCCGTAGCACCAGGTAAACCAGCTGCCCCAACTACCAAACAGGCCGGTATTAAGGTAGATAAACCAGAAGACTTGAATACGTTCTGGACAAATATTCAGAAAGCTGTAGAGCCTATGGCAGAGCTAGACCAGGCAACACAGGAACGCTTCAAGGGACAAGAGGATTCCTTGACTGCTGCAATCAAAGATGCCACAGCTTCTTACAATGAATCAATTAAGACTGCCAAGGATGAAGCTGCACGTCGTGAAGCCATTGCATCCTGGGGACAAATCTTCGAGACACTTGGACAGGCTGCCATCAAATACTTCGCTGCACGTGAAGGTAAACGACTTGGCCAGCGTATCGGCTCCAATCTTCAGCTTGAGAAATATGACTGGTCTAGTGACCTTAATCGCAGCATGAAGAAACTTGAAGTAGATATGGCTCAGGCAAAAGAGAAGTTCGGCATCGCCAGAGAAGAGGTGGAAGCGGGACGTAAGGCTCTCTCGAAAGAGCGCGAGGGATTGCAGGAGCGTGCATACAAGCGAGCAGATATGTTCCTGAAAGCATCCTTGGATGAGCGTGAACGTGCTCAGACAGAGGCTGCCCGGGCGAAGATGAATGCAGAGGAACGTGCCTTTAAGCAGCAACAAAACGCTGCAGAGATGGCCAACGCACTCAAGCTGAAGCAGATGGATTTGGATGCCCGCGTCACTGCAGCCAAAACAAAAGCATCGACAACCGACAAAAAGAAACTTGAAACAGCAGAACAATCTTACTCTAAGTCAAGTCTCTTGTTCGATAACTGGTATGATGCTAAGTCAAAGAATAAGGAACTGAGACAGAAAGAATTTGCCAATGCTTCTGCAGGTCTCGGTCTTACACCCGAAGAAACTGCAGAACTCTCCCGCCTGTCGGAAGGTCCTGGTTTCTTTAGTTCCAAGGAAAACAAAGCAACAGCCAGAGGCATTCTCCAAGAGGCTTATAGTCGTAAAGTTAAGTCATATTTAGGAGAAGAAGAGGCTCCTGCAGAAGTTGAACAAATGGTTGACATGGTCTCTCCGAAAGGTGATAAATTACGTGTACCCGCTTCCGAAGTTAAAGCTCTTGAAGCAAAAGGCGCACGGAGACAGTAATGGCTGAAACACAACCACTCGTAAACTCGCAGGAAGACCCCTTCGAGAAGTACAAAGTCAAAGAAGCTGAGGCTGACCCTTTTGAGAAATACAAGGTGCCAGAGGAAGACCCGTTTGCAAAGTACAAGGTTGAGCCGCAAGAACAAGAAAAAGAAGAACCTGGCTTCTTTGGTAAAGCCTTGGCAGCATTGCAAATCCGTACTGACCCAAAGGAATTGACTGCAGATATTCAATCTAGGGTAAGTCCAGAGGAACGTAAGAAGCTGGACGAAGAGGCACTCAAGACACCTGTCATCAGTGGTAAAGTCGAAGAGATGCGCATTCTTCCTTCCGAGCTGGAAGGCATCGCACGTAAGCACAATATTCCCGTAAGCAATCTAACTTCCTTTGACTGGGCCGCATTCTTCGGTGCGCCTATGGCTACCGGCGGTATCGGCGGCGAATTGGCGCAAGTCTCAGAAGGTTTGCTTGGTTCTCTTTCCGAGGCCGTGGCTATGGGCCTGCCCCAGAAACTGGCCATCAAATTCCAGAGTGACCCCAAGATGGAGGCTGCACTCGATGACCTGCGTACCATTGCACTCGCCAAGAAATCAGGATTGCTGCAGGCTGCAGAACTTGGTGGTGCCTTGGCCACAGGCTACGGTTTAGCAAAAGTTGCAGGCACTGCTGCGAAAGCTGCAGGTGCAGGTGAAACGGCAGCCAAAGCAGCGACCATTGCCACAGGTGTGGGTGAAGCTGCAGCAGCTACCTATGCCGGAGCAGAGAAGGACTACGAGAGCAAGGCAGTCATGCTCGGTGCCGGCCTGGGCGGGGCAGTAGCTGCGGGCGTTGAGGTGTTTGGCCTTATCCGTAACGTAAGGGCACGACGTGCTGCAGAAGCTGCAGAAGCAGAATTGGCCGAAAGCCCTGATATGGTTCGGCAGATTAACGAACAAGTAAGCAAAACACAGAATGCTCAGCAGACAATGGATACCGTTATTGACCGTGCAGTCGCCGCCAAAGGCAAAGAAGATATTGAGAAATTGAGTAAAGAGATAAACAGCACTGAAGGTCTATACAAATTACTCGGGAAAGGCGATACAGAGGCTGGCAAAAAAGCAGTCGAATCTGCCTCCGAAGAAATCTTCAACGGTCTTAGCACCGAAGGTCAACGCAAGTTACTGACTGACCTCAAGGATGGCCGTTTGTTGGATGCCGAAAATAAAGTATCCGAGCTGGGCAGGACCGTCATCGTACAGAAGTACTTGGATGAAAACTTGCCGAGGATTGCAGGCAAAGTACAGGAAGGGACGCAGTCAATGACTGGCAGTCTCACCAATATTCTTAGCAGAGCGGGTGAAGGCGCTGAATTCTTGAAGGGCGAATTCCGTCGAGTGCTGCAACAAAATGCAGCGAACAAACTTATCTCAGACAGAATCATTGCCCGGGCTGGGCTTGGAGAAGCAGAAGGTCCGGTACTACGGAACATTGCTCAGGGTTTTACAGATGCTCAGTTCGTCTTGCGTGGCATTGACCGACGCGCAGGCACACGCCTCGAAGTGACGCTGAACAAAGGCAATAATCAATACAATGCCTTTACTAGAATGCTTGCACAGGTTGTCAATGACCGTGAGGTTATGGGCGCGGACGGAGTTCTCACCAAGATTAAAGGACTTGCAAGTCTGGATAAGATGAAGCAGGCAGCAAATCTAAGTGATGATGACCTCTATAAATTTTTGGACAAAGGTATTACTGAAATACCTGACCCGAAGAAAGCCGATGTAGTCAATGAATACCGGAAGTGGTTTGCCTCAGCCCGTACAGAAGCTAACGAACAAGGACTCAATATTGCAGACTTTGTACAGAAATATGGTGGCTATGTTCCACACGCTGTCCTGGACCGTATTGAGATTGCCAAGCGTCTGCGTGATGGCATTGCCGATATTCGTGACCGTTTTGGGATAAACCTCATGGATTACGGCGAAGAAGCGTACACGAAAGCAGCCGAGGCAGGTTTGCGAAATGATGTAAACTATCGTAGATTGAAGGACTCGCTTGAGTATTTGAATGGCGGAGCTATTCAGGACGCCGATACGATGAGACAAGTTCTTGCACGACAAATCAATCCACGCACAGCTGGCATTCGTGACACATCAAATGCTGCAGCTGTCTACCGTCGTTCTGTTGAAGAAGTTCCTGAGATGATTCGTGAAACAAATGTAACCAAGCTGGCAGCACGCTGGGCATCGAATACATTCAAGCACGCATTTATGCGTGATACATTTGCAGAGATGGAAAATGTAAGGGATATTCTAATCCGCCGTGGTTTCCATAAGGATGCCGAGTACCTAAGCAATCTTCTGACAGATAACCTAGGCGGTGTCCGTAGCAACACATGGCGAGCGGCTACTCAACAATTTGCGAATGCACTATTGGATATTCGTGATAACCGTAGCGCCGACTCTCAGCTTCGACGTATCGCCGAGTGGATGCTTGAGGCAGGTGAGAGTACCTCATCACGTATGTTTGGTGCCGTTTATCCTAACTTCCTCGGAGCTAACATACGCTCTGCTCTACAAAATATGTCGCAGCCTATATTGGTTACAGCTCCTGAGTTGGGTGCTGCAGGTATGGGCTACGTCATGCGTGCCCTTAAAAATGTGGCTCTCAATCCTTTGGATACGGTAAGGCAAGGTGGACAATTCCGTGCCGCGCAATGGAACACTGAACTAATGTCCGTGCTTGAGTCGCAGATTAAACGTAGTTGGATTGGCGCTAAGACAGATGCTCTCATTGATACTTATACAAAATACTCAATGGCTCTGTATGAAACAGCCGAGCGTGCCAACCGCGTCATCGTGGTACAGATGGGCAAGGAGTTAACCAAGGATTTACTGAGCGGTAATCAGGCTGCAAAACTGTACGTGCAGAAACTCAACCCAGGCATGCGTCGGGCCGTCAAGGAAGCTATAGAAAAGGGTGATGACCAGGCACTCGAAGGTCTTCTGATTAACAACCTCTTGGACAAGACAGTCTTCCAGTACAACAAACTGTCCATGAGTGCCTTCGGTCGCGCAGCAGGCCCTGTCCTGAGTACCTTCTCTAAGTGGCCTACGGCAATCGCTGGTGACGTTATTGATGCGTATGCTAGGAAGGGTATAGGCGCAGGCTCTGCAGAGCTAGGAGGGCGCTATTTGGCCCCTTTCATGATGCTCGGTGTAATCAATGCTGCGGTCATGAGTGAAGACAAGTCATTCTTCAGTCAGGAAGACCCGCAGATTCAGGCGCTCATTGGTGGTAAGAAGGGATTGACTGGTCTGTCACCGCTTGCCTCGTTGACACAGGGCATCGGTACTCCACCGATTGTCACGAGTACAGGTAAATTCGCTAAAGCACTTATAGAAGGTGACATTGATAAGGCAGGCTCTGCTCTGGCATCGCTTGGTGATGCCTACATTCCCATGCTGCCAGGCATACTCCGTACATGGAATGATGCTACGAAGCTGACATCTGGAGATGAGAATGAGGTTAGGAGTTTGGAGACTTTGTTTGAGGCTGTGACCGAGTGATGTGGTCAGCGACCTGGTCTACATCTTTACGTAGACAGTCAATCTGGTACTCCATGTGCTCCATCATATCACTCATCTCCTCAATCTTTTCGATGAGCTGCAGATTACTTTGCACCAGATTGTAAAGAAGGGTTGCCATTTCCACTGCGACTAATTGCACCTGCTTATTCTTGGGTTCCTCTGCGGGTTTCTGCCATTCCTTCATCTTCTTAGAACGCTTCGTAATGTCAATCACGTTATCCATGGCTATACTCCCTGGACGTGCGAAGTAGTCACGTCAAGGAGTACAATGCCACAACCCACTCGTAATCCGCTAGGTCAATTTGCTTAACTGTGTAAAGAGAGATACTTACTTCGTGCAGTTCTTTTGGGGTGAGAATAATTGGACCAGAAAGGAGACAAGCACTTGCGAGTTTTGGATTCAACGCGACAAGTACCTCGTCCTTTTCCGACACATGAAGTGTACCAAAGTTCAGGCGTACAAATCTACCGTGCGGCAATTTGCTTTCAACCTGCAGAGAACCTTCATCTTTTCCCGATGCTTGCACAACTTCAGGATTGCCCAGTAGCAAACCTTTACCATTCGGGCTATTCTTTACAGTAACTTGCTCTTTTAGTTGAAGATTGAGAGCAACATGATTGCGTCTTCCGAGATGCAATTCTTTGAACGTGACAGACATGGAGACCTCCAATATGAGTACGGGTAGCTTTTTTAAGTTAGCTGAATTTCAGTGTCAATGCAAGGAAAAATGTCCTGGTAAAGTACCTAACTTGAGGCTAAACGATGCACTACTTGACGCACTCAATCGACTACGTGAACAATTTGGTAAACCTATTGTCGTCACATCTGGGTTCCGGTGTAAAAAGCACAATGCTACTATTGGTGGTGCTGTGGCTAGTCAACATCTGCTCGGAACCGCAGCAGATATTCGCCCAGCTTCGGGCGATAAGGAAGACCTGGAAGAATTGTATAGACTTTGTAAGGAAGAGACGGGCGTAGTTGGCCTGGGGGATGGCCGCAGGAAAGGATTCATTCACGTTGACGTACGCCCTGGCCAACGTAAAGAGTGGACGTATTAGGTAGGACTACGTCGGAGTCTATCAATTTCTGCCTGTATTTGGCCACGCTTCTCGGCAGGCATATCGTATGAGGCTGTCTCCAATTTGTTGGCTTCCTTCAATTCGGCAAAGCCCTTACGCTTTGTGCCTGAGAGAAAAGAGGCTGAGCCTTCCAGACCACACAGTCCGGGCATGGGCATCAACTTCATCAGCGTAGGATGATTACATTGCGAGCAAGCCGAAGGCAGGTCCCACGCCTCTGTCACCGCATCGCATGCCAAGCACTGATAGTCTGACAGCTTAGGCGGTGTCTCTGCATATTCTGTTACGTAGTAGAAATCCCAGCGTAGCGTTTGGTGATGTTCCAAAACATACGCAGTAGCCTTTTCCATGGATGGAAAGGGACCATGCACACGTTCAATTCCGCCTGCATAACACTTTGCATAAGTTACACGCATCACTCAATCTCCCATGTTATACCGATGAACAGGTTCTCCAATCTCGGTTTGCTCAAGTTAATGTTAGGATTGATGGTCAAGAAGAAGGGTGTATTCCCTAGCCTCAGACCACCGCCCAGGATAGCCACGTACTCATTGTCCCTAAACTTTGCCAAAGGGTCAAGCGCAATGCTAATATGCTTGCTCTTAGGTGGATTAACAGGAATCTTAATTTCAACTTTCTTATCTTCCTTGCGCTTCTTTTCCTCGGTCTGACTTGTTTCCTCGGTACGGGTGCGCTCCTCAATCTTCGTACCGTCCGGCTTTGTGATGACGCGGTCTTTGTAGATGACTTTGTCCTTGTAAATAATCTTGTCTTTATAGACGACTTTCTCTTGCACTACGACCTCTGTCTTTGGTGGCTCGCAGACAGGCTTGTATTTGTGCTGCAAGTAGACAGCCAAGCCAAGGATAGCAATAAGTATCTCACGCCAAAACTTTAGTAGAATAGTCATTAGTCTCTCTCCAAATAGTAAACGACTGCCTGTGCTGGATGTGGTGGATAGCGACTTACTCTGACAACACGCAGAATTGGTACTTGCTGAATTGCTTGTGCCATGTCCTTCATTGCTTTAATTGTGGAATATTCCTCACGCCGTTTCCACTCATTTCCTATCCACATTTCAACTGCATATTCACGACCTTCGGGCAATGTCCAAATCGGATTCTCTGAACTCATGGCACCTCCAGCCGGATGTACTCATAGAGGTCTTTGAATAGCTCGCGCTCAATGGCATAGCCGGATGCGAAGTATGTGCGGTTGGCTACCTTACGTGGCTTGAGTGCATGCTCGTGTACGATGTAGTCAATGCGTTCGATGAGTTGCGGTATATCCCTGAAGATGTATGCCTCGTCTGTGCGCAGGAATTGGTAGACAAATATTTGAGCACCCTTCTCCCAGGATTGCCAAGGACCACCGGGTTTCTTTTGAGCAAGTACAGAGAAACGCTCGAAGAAAAAGTTTGGCGTCTTGGCTGGGTCATAGTTGTCTGACTTGAGTTCGAGGGCTTCACCGTTAGGGGTCAGAAAGTCGAAGTCACGTGTTGGTGCTTTGATGAGCTGTTCGTTGTGAATAGCCCACCACATCATTTTGAAACGCTCCTCTCCTTCTTCGCCTATCTTGAGTTGTTCTTTCCATCCATAGACTTTCATGTGAAACTCACTGCATCGGTAAAGTATTTAGGGAATAGAGATTCGTGCTGAGTGTACAGCCTGCGAAAACTCCGGTCAAGAATAAATGTTTCTCCATAGTCATCCGGGCCACGACAGATACGACCTGCCGCCTGCACGACTTGCTGTATGGCCTGCCATGCGTAGCGTTCTGGAAACGTGTCGGCAATGAACTTCCACGCGGGCTCACCTAAGAATGGCCAGGGTACCTTGCAGATAACCTGAACTTGGTAATCATCCCCGTAGAGGTCCAGCCCCTCGTAGAGGCCGGAACCAAGTAGCACGAGTGGTTCTTCTGCAGCCTTGAAGTAGTCAACCACTTCCTGTTTGTTTTCCCTAGCGTGTCCTATTACACGCTCACCTAGCCTCTCCTGAAGCAGGGGCATCAGGCGGGTAGACAGGGCATAGGGAATATGGACGAGCATCTTGGTGCGTGCATTGCGGTTGGCTATGGTAGTGATGTGCTCAGCCATCCTGTCCAGTTCCTTGTCTGCTACCGGGAAGGTCATGTTGTAAGCAGCATCCGCGATGATGGGCCTACGCTTCGCCTCGATGGGACTTTGTACAGTGATGAACTTTACACGCTTGCCTGCAAGTGCAAGCTGCTCCACTTCCAGCCGGCTAATAGTACCGCTGAACAGGAACACCTTCTTGACCTTCTTGGTAGGCCATAGAACGCTGACCTTTTCCTCGTGAGACGTGTCCAGAGGGAGCAAAGATAGGCAATCCCTGAATCGGCCCCTATAAGGCTTGTCACGGCGTTCGACGAGGTAGCGCATACGTCCGGTAGCCAGCTCCTCTCTCAGCTGCTGCCACGCCTTGCTACGGAACTCTTTTCCTGAAATCCAGTTGAGCAGCTTCTCGTAGGTATCGACTGACAGGGGTAGTCTGACTTGGTCACCGTTCTTCAGGAGTATGTCATCCACCCAGATATGCCGGGCTGCCAATTCCCGGGCCATGTTCACGAGCAGATGCGCTTCATCGACCAACACGACAGGGGAGTAGAGTCGATGGGCCAAGTAGGTGTAATAATTAGCTACCCGATATGGGACCTTGTGGACTTGCCGAACCCTTTGTCGGTAAACGCAATTTCCACAGGTCTCTCCCATTATTCTCTTACGCTCAGCACAACTCATTGGTTCCTCGCGTTGCCCGGCCTCGCACTTGTAGTGGTCCATGCCACGTAGCGAAAAAATCTTTTCGGTGTCTACCACTTGGTCGAGCAGCACGTTGTTAGGTACGAGTATGGTGGCCTGCATTTTGTATTGCTGGTTAGCCCAACGTGCAATGGTGGTCATCATCTTCGTCTTGCCTGCTGCAGTAGGCGCAGAGAGGACAAAGATGTCGGCCTCGTCCCAAGAGGATTCTATTTCTCGGAGAGCCTGCGTCTGGCAATCTCTGGGGGTTCCTCTAAATACTTCAAGAATACGCATGTGTTACCCTCCAACAATTTCAAGTACCTCGCTCTCATTCAGCAGCTTCTGTCCGGCATGGTGGAACAAGGTGAGTCCCATGACGGTGGCATCTTTCATGTCCGACTTCTCGTAGTTTTTGACGTGTTCGCGTACCCAAGCATGCCACGTCGTGCTGGGTATTTCAATAAGACTTTTCGATTCTATTCCCGCCATGAATAGACCGACCGAGCGGTGCAGATTAACCACACCCTGAGTACGGAATCCTCCGCCACCAAAGCCAGACATGAAGGGCGGAATGAATTCTATGCACAGCACATCAATGTTTGCAAAAAGGTCTGGATTGTTTTGTAGTTCAAAGAGTATCTGCCTGTAGCGGTGATGTGGCATCTGTTTCCGTTTGCTCAACTGAATCTCGCCCGACTCAATCCAAGCAGACTTCTCGAACAGCGCATACCCAGGAAGGCTACCGCCAGAGGCAGGGTCGATACAAAGTACCCGGCCCTCACGTATGGAAGTAGCCAGCCGCTTTGCCTCGATGGAGAACTTACTCTTACGGTCCTTCCTTGGCACACTGCACCTCAGTTCAACTTGTCTGCTGGTGGCACATCCTGCGGTGCAACTCGGTCCATCTTTTCGATTCTGTCATCCAGAGCCTCTCCGATATTGCCAAAAATCTTTTCAATCTTTTGGTCAAGGAAAGCATCGTAGACTGCGCGGTCCATCTTGGCAACCTTAAACGGGCCAAAGAGCCAGCAAAAAAAGCCAATCTCCGGTTGGTGGCGTGTCGTAATCTTCCAACGGGTCAGGTCAATCTCCGCCAAGTATTCTTTGCCTTTGTAATGGACGGCATAGGTCAGTCGCAGTTCGGCCTGCACAATGTGACTAAATTGCTTCTCACTCTTGCTTATCTTCCCACCAATTGTTGACGACATTGGCTGCTCCTTTTAGTTTTACCTGTCCGTCTAGTAAAAAATTTACCTCTTCCAATACTTCTGCGTCAAGAATTTTCTTGACTTGTTCGGCCTGTCTTTCAGGAACTTCAAACATAACACAGTCATGGATGTCCCAGATGTAAGGTGCATACTCAATCTCACGTTTGCGCAAGACTTCAACCATCACAGCCAGAAAGACGATGAAGCAATCGTGTCCTGCACTCTGTATGGAGCGATTGATGATGTCACGCACGTAGTCCTGAGCCACACAGATGGGCCGACCGAATGGATTCAGGAACCATCCGCCTGTCCGTTCCCATTGGGCGACGAGGAATTGCTCGTAGGCTTTGACTTGGGCGAACAGCTTCCAGTACTTTTCGTGCATGCTTTTCGCTTGCTGAGAAGAGACTTCAATTCCTTGCAGACCAAGCGCCTGCCTAATCTTGTTCGCAGAAGCCCCGTAGCTTGCAGCCAGATGAATAACCTTAGCAATTTGACGAGCATGCTTAGCCTCCTTCTTAGCCTTGCCCACTGATTCCTTAGTGTTGGTAAACGGGTCATAGCCTGCCGACCGAATGCGGTCCTCCACTTCCCCGCCCAGCTGCGAGCCTACGCTCAGGTAGATGTCATCCCAGCCGGTAGACTGCGGGCCGTAGATACGCAGGAGTGTAGGGTCGCCGGACGCAAGGGCAAGCACGTGTGGTTCCAGTGCACTTATATCAAAGGTCACCAGCTTGTATCCCGGGCTGGGTTTCCAGCAGCTAAGGTATCCTGCATCCTTGGGCACGTTCTGTACGTTCAGCCCATCCGCACCCCCAAGCCTGCCCGTGTACGTGCCAGGACATTTAAGTCCCACGTGCAATAGGTTACCTCGCATCTTGGAGAGACAGCCCTCCACCATGCTGAGTATCTTGTTCCTTTCATTATACTCGATGAGCATAGGGCCATGCGGGACAAGCATACGCAGGGCATCTTCATCGACCGCAGGCTGTGGGTTTTCCTCATTGTCAGTGAACATCGTCGCTTCATACTTCAGTCCCTCATAGAAAAGCCACTGCTTATGCTTAGCCGAATCCAGATTAAACAAACCCAGGTCTTTAGCGTCTGGAGAAAGTGGGTCTTTGGTGCCAACTTCGGACAGGGTTGTGTATTTTTCGTGCCATTTTTTCCAAGGAATGGTAATTTCTGGTACATGATTTTCCAACTGCTGACGTTTCTCATCCCACTTCTCCCACGATTTCGACAGCTTACCATCCTTGGTGTACTTCTTCGGTTCTTGTCCCAGCTCAGGCACTTTCTTGAACTTGTTGGGTTCCTTGGCAGCCTGTTCTTCTATAACCTTTAGGTTAAATTGTGTCACACACTGATTAACATTGGGTGCTGCGATGAACGTCTCTGCAAGTGACTGACAAGTATTGACTAAATGATGTTGATAGTTCTGCAGTTGGTCACGGTCAATGTGAATACCGCGCAGCTTCTGCCAGATAACGTGCTCTACAAGGCACATGAACGCTTCTGCGTACTTCTCGAAGATTGAGAACTTGTCCATCTTTGGCTTGAGTATCTCAGTCCAGATAAGGTAGGTAGCCTCGGCATCGTACCAGCAGTACTTGCCTAGTATCTCCGAGGGGGCACGCCACATCTGTGACTTGTCAGCCCCGCCATGTGGCATGGCATAGCCGTTGTCGATGAGCCATTGGTCTAGCTCACCCTCGTTACTCTCTTCCCAGCCGAGCAACTCAACCATGGCTTGCTTGAGGCCATACTTCTGGCCGAGGAATCCCTCACAGGCAAGCCAACGGTAGGCAGCATAGGTACACATGCGCCAGTTGTGGAAATCGGGTGCATACATCCAGCCGTCAGCCCTCTGCTGTGACCGGGCAAACTCTGCCGCAATCCATGCAGCATCGAAGACTACGTTGTGTGCAAGCAGCGGTACGTGCTCCTGATGGGTACGTACGAGGAAGTGATGCCAGGCATCCTTGTCGTGCGTCTCTGCGTAGAAGGTACCCCAATGCGAGGAGACACCGATGCCTACGACCTGCGCTTCCGGGGCAAGCGGGTCAGTGCCCCGTGTCTCAAGGTCAATGATGTGCTCACAATCCTTGTGGTCAACTACTAGGTCGGTCAGTTCTGAGAGAGGAAGGAACGAAGGCTCTCCTCGGGGCGGAAGATTCTTGGCTCTGATTATTGCCAGAGGGTTCTCTAGTGTGTGTCTCATTACGTGTCTCCAGATGTCGTGAGGCCATCGTTTTACTCATGCGCGGCCACAGTTCATGCCTGTCCATTTCTTGTTTCCAAATCCAAAAGCCAGCAAATTTATGCGGTCTATCACCAGCCATACGTTTCTTCCTCCGCTTGTTCGTATGCTGAATACATCTTTGTGTAACTGAATTCTTCTGATTTCTTTTTTGGGTCATCTCTTTCTTTAAGATATTTGCAATCCTTTGTAAAGTGTGTTTTCTCACACATCTTACAACCGTACTTACTTCTTATTTTCCTGTAATACTCAACCATTAACCAGTCTTCCGTGTCTGCTTTCTTATCCATGCCACGCTCCTTACTTGTCAATAAGGTCGTCAAGAGACGCTGGCTGTGGCTTGCTGCCATATAGTTCCTTGAGTCTCTTCAGGTTCATTACACTAAAAGCGAGCGGGCCTATCTGCAGAACCCTGAAGGCATTGCCTGAGTGTGTCTCTGCTGCGAGTCGCCAATCCTTGAGCCAAAAGCTCGCCTCGAAGTCGTAATGTCCGATTGTTAGACTACATTCGATGCTAAAATTTACATTCATAACGTTCCTTTCTGTAGGTACTTATTGCTGACTGACGACATTTTGTTTCAGTAATTATGATGACCATCCGGCTCTGCTAGTACGGCGCGGATTACACCAAAAAACTTCTTACTATCATAGTTCATGATTCCGTGTTTGCCAATAAAGTACCACGCGAAATCTTCTTTATTAAGATGTGGCGAGGCCGTCCAATAGAGTTTATCTTCGCAGCTTTCCCTAAACTCTTCCTTGTGGTCAAAAAGGTCGCACCACTCACCACGAGTCAAGAGGCGCAAGCCGCGTATCTTTGCCCACTCCACAGCCTCGTCGTAGGTCATCTTATCTTCCGGCTCGAAGTAACCGATGCCGTCTATAGTCATGTAACTTAATTTGTAAACTGCTTTCATTGCGGTTCTCCTACTAGCTTGAACACCCCCAGCTCGTACAAGTCTGCGTCTTCCTTATCGTCTGCTCGAAACTCTTCGAGGCGCTGCCTTGCCTGCTCGTAGTCGGTAAATACGTAGTCGTCTGTAACTTTCGCATCGAATGTAACTATGTAGACTTGCATGCCGGCTCCTTCTCTACCTCGTAGTGCGTGACCACAAAGCGCAGTCCCACCAGACCGTCTTCCTTGTAGGCATACAGCCCACCCGTGCCAACGCATTGGTTGTTATCCTTGAGTAGTTCCTGCAACAGTCCTCTTGCCATGCGGCGCAGGTCACCGATGCTCGGCGACTCGACTGAGCCATGCCAAGTCCATTCGAGTGCTTTCATGGTGCGGTGAACTATCTCGAAGTCAAACTCGTCGGTTATCTCTTCTATCAGTTCTCTCATTTCTTTGGATAACTCGGGTTTCATATTTCACTCCTCTGGTTCCCATATGTCGGTGGGTTGTATACCGAGCGGTTCGTCTTTTTCTACAATTATTTTTACAGGTTGTGGCAATGGTGGCCGCATGCCTTGGCTTTCGAGAAAGGTCAAAATTGAATCTGAAAAATCTTCAATGAATTTGTTTGAAAATCCACAAAAATTTTCAGGTCTCACTTCTTCACCAAAAAAGTAATCCCTTAACTTTGCTATCATTTCACTGCGTTTCATTCCTCGTCCTCCCACTCGTAATTGGTGACACTTATTGTTTTGACTGTATCGGGGTTCACGACCTCGTGCTTGAACGTGTAAGGCGGCGGCTGCATGCCTTGGCTAACAAGAAAGTCGATAATTTCGTCGGCAAGGTCTGCGATGTCTTCCGAGTCAAAATAAAATTTCTTTTGTAAGCGTCTAATCATTTCACTGCGTTTCATCTTCGGCCTCCCATTTGTTTGAGTGGATTCTTTCCTTGCTCGGATACCATTCTTTCTTCTCTGGGTCCCAGCGGGACCAGTCTACTACGACTATTGTTTCCGGGGGAAGCATGCCCTGCTGCTCAAGGAAGTTCAACAGATGGTCCGCAAACTCGTCGGCGGTACTGCTCCACTGATAGTCATGGATAGTCTGAGCCAGCCTTGCTTTCATCTCACTGCGCTTCATCTTCTGGCTCCCACTCGCTTACTATCTTCATAACCTTAAAGCCTTCCCCTAAGAAAGTTCCAGAAATTTCTTCCCATTTTTCAACTTTGGGCGGCTGCATTCCTTCTCCTTCGAGAAACTCAATAATCATCT